GCTTTTCGTACGCGTATACGAATAACGCGGCTTCGGATACGGTTACGTATGTCGGCTCCCGGCTTTGCTTTTTACCCGCTTGAAACGACACGACGCGGAACGCATTTAACAAAGAAGGTTTAACTACGGCGGGCTTTCGAACCAGCCCAAATCAGGACGAACGCCCGCCGTTCAATTTTTCGCAAAAATGGAAAACAACAACAGACAGGACGACGGAAGTTTGGCTTTCTTGCAGATTGAGCCGGACGCGAATAACAAGCATTTCAACTGCCCGGAAACGAACCAGCAAAAGTTAATCAATCTTTCGTTTTGGGTTGTAGACTATTTGGACGACGTTAAAACGAAGTTCGGAAATAACCGCTTCTTGGTTAAGATTAAATTCAACCGAGAAGACCCGGATAACGAAGCGCGGAAGTTCTTTACCAATTCGCAGGAAATTAAATATATCCTTGGGAAGATTAAGGAGCGTAACGCCTTTCCGCGTAAAGTAACTATGCGGGCTTCGGGTACAAGGTATTATTTCGAATAGAAATATAGGCGGTTTACCCTTGGGGCGTGCTTTTCGGCGGTAATGCGAATAACAGCGCGAATGCCGGCTTTTCGTACGCGAATACGAATAACACGGCTTCGAATACGAATACGAATGTCAGCTCCCAGCTATGCAGATTTTTAACGGGGTAAAAACCTTGCCACTTGGCAAAAGACAACAACTATTTAAGGGGTATTAGTAGGGATTCCCGAACGTTCCCTAAGAAATCAGCAAACGAGTAACGCAATGAAGCGAATAGGTAACTTGTACGAAAAGGTTTGTTCTATCGAGAACTTGCAGCTTGCGGACGAAAAAGCCCGTAAGGGTAAGTTACGCACGTACGGAGTTATCGAACACGACAAAAACCGGGAAGCTAACCTATTGAAGTTGCGCGAAACCTTGCTAAACGGTACTTTCCATACATCGAAGTACGACGTATTTACTATTTACGAACCCAAAGAACGGGAAATATACCGCTTGCCTTACTTTCCCGACCGCATTTTGCACCACGCTATAATGAACGTCTTGGAACCTATTTGGGTTTCGACCTTCACGGCGGACACTTATAGCTGCATTAAGAACCGGGGGATTCATGCGGCCGCAAAGAAGGTAAAACAGGCCCTACGGGAAGACCCGGAAGGTACTACGTTTTGTTTGAAACTGGATATTCGCAAGTTCTATCCTTCGATTAACCACGACGTATTAAAATCCATTCTACGCCGCAAGTTGAAGGACAAAAGGCTACTTCGCCTACTTGACGAAATCGTAGATTCGGCGGACGGCGTACCTATCGGAAACTACCTAAGCCAATATTTCGCTAACCTCTATTTAACCTACTTCGACCATTGGATAAAGGAACAGAAGCGGGTAAAGCACTACTTCCGCTACGCGGACGATATTGTAATACTTGCTTCGGATAAAGCCTACCTTCATTCCTTAATGGGCGAAATTAGGGCGTATTTGGGAGACTTGAAATTAGAGGTTAAAGGAAATTGGCAGGTTTTCCCCGTAGCGGCTCGCGGTATCGACTTCGTAGGATATGTATTTTTCCATACGCATACCCGAATGCGAAAGGGCATTAAAAAGACCTTTTGCCAACGGTTGGCGAAACTGAACAAGCGGAAAGGGCCATTATCCGAAAAGGACTTTAAGCAGGCTATTTGCCCTTGGTGGGGTTGGGCGAAGTCTTGCGATAGCAAACACTTGATTAAGAAACTTTCTAAAACATCGAAGTATGAAATCAAATTCAAACGATAGACCGCCCATTTTGCAGGATTTGGGTAACGGCAGTTGGCATTACAATTACGATATTACCGAAGTGGACGTACAGCCGGAACCTATGGCCGAACAAGAAGGCGAACAGGCACCGGCCGCAAGGAAGGCATACGACTACGACACGGTGGAAGTATGGGGCCGCCCGGATTACGACAAATGCGTAAAGGCCGTTTTGCGTTCCCGCCGGGACGAAACCGAAGAATTTAGCCTTATCAACAAGTACAACGCTTTCGTACTTGGGCTTTCGACGGACGAAGCGGACAAAACCGAATACGAAAACTACCTTAAAGAAGTGCTTGCGGTTAAAGCAATGGTTCGGGCCGACCTTGCCGCCGCCGGTATCGACGTAGGGACAACGGGAAATTAAGCTATGGAAAATATCTTACAGACCTTCGGGCCGCAACTTATTATTATAGCTTGCGTTTACGCGCTTGTTCTGTTCGTGGTCTTCCTCGACCTTTGGGCCGGGATTCGGAAAGCCAAGCAGCGCGGGGAATACCGGTCTTCGTACGGGTTGCGTAAGACCGTAGACAAAATAAGCCGGTATTTCAATATGATACTCGTAATTACGGCTATCGACGTGGTGCAAATGTTGGCTATTACGCAGCTAAACCCGCAGACGAACCACACTTTACCGGTATTGCCGTTCTTTACGTTTATCGGGGCTATGTTCGTGGGATTTATCGAATTAAAGAGTATCTACGAGAACAGCGAAGCCAAAGAGCGGGCCAAAATCGGGGACGCGGCAAAAATCCTTTCGCAAATTATCCAGCATAAAGACGAACAGGAGATTATAGCCGGCGTTATCGAGTATCTGAAAAAGGAAAAAGAGAAAGGGGGCGACAATGAGACTAACGCTTAAACGGCGATACTTCGCCGAAACCTATACTATCGGTACGCTGTTCATCGACGGAGTGCGTTTTTGCGACACCTTGGAAGATAAGAACAGGGACGACAACCGAAACGGCAGATTCGACAACGGGGAACAGAAGGTAAAGAACGAAACGGCTATACCGTTCGGAACCTACGAAGTAACCGTAAACCGTTCGCCGCGCTTCGGCCGCGACCTTCCGCGCCTTTTGAACGTGCCGCATTTCGACGGCATTCTGATTCATCGGGGCAATACCGGTAAGGACACTTCCGGCTGTATCTTGGTCGGAGAAAACAAGGTAAAAGGCCGCGTTATCAATTCCACGCCTTACGAACTTGAACTTACAAAGCGGTGTAAGGCAGCGATAGCCCGGAAAGAAAAAATTACTATTGAAATCGTATGAGAACAAAAACCCTTATAACTATTCTTTGGGGCCTTGCGGCCGCTTCCCTTATCGGGTGTTCCACGCCGCGAAAGTTGGCCGGCAGCACGAAGGAAACGGCTAAGACCGAAGAAAAGCGGGACGAAACTACGGCGGCCGAATTTCGCCGGACGGTAGACAGTACGAAGACCGAAAGCGTAGAAGTAACCTATACGAAAATCGAGTTTTTCCCGCCGGAACCCGATACTCTGCCGGCAAAGCAGGGTACTACGCAGACGGGTGGCCCGTCTAAGCCGGTCGCAGACACACCCAAGAACCGGCCAAAGGAGCAGAAAGAGAAGCAGCCACCCGATAACGGAAGGCAGGGAGCTATTAAGAGTATCGAAACCTTCACGGTAAGACAGAAGACCGAAGCGGCCGGAGTAACGCAGGAGGAACAGAAGACGGAGACGACCAAGACGGAAGAAGTGAACACGGACACCGATAGGGACACCGATATTACCGAAAAACCGGCGGCCGACCCGTACAGGTGGCGTTACATTTTCGGGATTTTGGTACTATTGGCGGTTGCCTTTTTCTTCCTTCGGAAGACAAAAGTATTTACGGCCGTAGCCGCCTTCTTCCGCAAATTGTTTTAGCGGAGATAAAAGGAAAGCACCCAAAAGGGCCTTAAAAATGGGTTCCTTTTTGGGTGCCTTGCTCGTAAAACCTTAATAATTAAGGTTGTCAGCGGAGAGGGAGGCAGTAAGAACATACGAACAACGAACTACCATACGTTACCAAGTTTCCGAAATATCAGCGTTTTAACCCGATTGTTGGTAACATAAGGAACCATACGCTACCGATTAGTTAAGGCGTATTTGGGTTCCTTTTTGGGTTCAGCCTTCGGGGTATCGGGAACTTGTTAAATTTATCCATTTCGGCGACCTTCAATTTATCGACGATTTTAATATAGGGCTTCATCGCTTTGTAGTCGCTGTGCCCCGTCCACTTCATAATTACTTCTGCCGGAACCCCCAGCCTAAGCGCGTTTATGATAAAAGTACGCCGGCCGCAATGGGTGGTAAGAAGGGCGTATTTCGGTAATACTTCTTCGTGCCGAACATTCCCTTTGAAATATACGACCCTTGTAGGTTCGTCGATTCCTACCATTTCCCCCATTACTTTAAGGTGTTCGTTCATTTTTACGTTGCTTATGACCGGTAGGGCCTTATCGTTCGGCAAACCTATATTCTCGTACTTTTTCAGTATAGCCCGGCTATACTTATTCAATTCGATAATAAGGCCGTCTACGGTCTTTTGAGTAACCACGCTTATATAATCCTTCTTTACGTCGCTTCGGCGCAATTTTGCCACGTCGGAATAGCGAAGGCCGGTAAAGCAGCAGAAACAAAAGACATCGCGCACAGCTTCCAGCGAAGACCGGGACGGCGGGAATTTGAAAGAATACAGGTTAAACAGTTCTTCCCATTCCAAATATATAATTTCCTTTGCGTTTCCGTCGGCCCCTTTGAACTTCGGCTTAAATGTTTCGTGTACGTTGCTTGGGTTATATCCTTTATGGTACGCCCAGCGCAGGAACCACCGAAGAAAGGACATATTTTTAGATATGGTAGTATTACGAAGGTCGGCTTTATGAAGGCTCGTAATGAACTTTTGTAGGGTGTTTTCGTTTATTTCTTCAAAGGTAAGGTTCTTGTTAAACGCTTCCAGGTGCTTACGCAGGCTATTAAACTTCGTATAGGTCGCTTTCGTCCAATCATTCAAGCGGCCCATAGTTTCCGTAAATTCGTCGTAGGCGTTATAGAATGGTTGGCCGCTTCCTTCTACTTCGGCGGTCGGGGTTGTTTTCCCGGTCGCTTCATCGAAAGCCGTTTTAAGTTCGGCCGGTGTCGGCACCCGCTTTTCCAGCAATTCGAAACGGGTAAATATGGCTTCTATTTGTTCTTCGCAAGCCGTAATAGCCTTATTTATTTCGCCGGCCGTTTGTCGGAACCGGTTTTTTGTATTGGAGGTAACGCGGCCTTCTTCTTCGTTCCACTTTTCCGGTTCGATACTATACCCTACCCGAAAGTCCACCCGATACCCGGCATAGCAAACACGCATACGAATAGGGCGACACTCCACCAATACACCCCCTACCTTTTTGGGGAATAGATTAAATTTAATAGTCCGCTTCATTTTGAAAACATATTACCCCGGCCGGTTAATAACCAATCGGAAGAAACGGAATACTTGGCCGCCAAATAGTAAAGGGCTTCTATTTGTATAGACTTGTAGCGGGAAACTTTACCGGGCCTTGGGGTTACGCCGTAAACAAATCGGGTTTCCCGATAACGCGACGCACTTAACCCGGCTTCCTTGCAAAATGATTCCAAAGCGGATAACCGGCCCAATGAAACAAGGGCTTCTATCGCTTGGAAGAAACGGCGGTTTACGCCGTCTTCGATAGGGGTTATTATCTTAGGCTTCTTTACGCCCATTTTCAAAGCTCCTTAACATCATTTCGAACGCCGCCTTTGGTACTATGGCAGTTTCCGCGCCGGAAATAAACGCCGCTTCCAAGGCATTAAACACAACTTCCGGCATATCCCCGTAATACTTTGGTTGGTCGTAGTATTCAGCTACTTTTATTTCGATTGTTTCCGGTTCCATTATACACAGTTATTTTTATCGAATTTTCGATTTACGGCACTTTCATACGTTGAACGGTAGAAAGTATAGCTATATAGGTTTGCTTCGAAATTTGGGGCATTTCTGCCCGTTTTCTATCACTGCACCCCGAAAAGCTATACTATTATATAGTGCAAACGTACTGCAATGCGCTATTTTTCGCTTAGTTTTTCAATTACAGAGATAAGCCGGGCTATTTGGCTATCCTTTTCTTTTATCATTTCTTGATAGCCTTTTTGCAACTCAATCAAACCCGCAATATCGTTAGTCGTAACCTGGTTCCCGTTGCCGGCAACGGCGGTGTTGTTATTTCCCGAAATACGGTTTGTATTATCTCCGTTCCGCATTGTTCCGTCGCCGGTAAGCAACCACATAGGATTAAGTTCCGGGAATTGTTCGCCGATAGCTTTCATCTTATCGGGCTGGATAGATTGGCGTATATTATTGACATAAGACGACGAAACGCCTATCCGCCTACAAAATTCCCGCTCACTAATATTTAGGGTCTTGATATACTCCCTAAGTCTTTCTTTTACACCCATATAACGCGATTTTAGAAGGTTTCAAAAAATATTTTTCGCATTTTGCATAGCAAAAATTTGCTTATTGTACTGCAATGCTATATATTTGCAACGTGTAACCGATACGATTGCAAAGGTATAATAATAATACGCTCCATGCAAATAAGCGGCATAGCAAAAAATACCTAAGCAATTTAAGCGACAATGGATTATGAAGTACGATACGACATTTATTAACCGAAACTTCCTTTTGAAAGTCTACGGAGTAGACAGCGAAAACAAAAGGATAAACCGCCTTGTAGGGGTTTCCGGCTTGGTGGGGCTAATCGGTACGGAGCTTACCGAAAAATTCATTACTCGTGCACTTAACAGTAAGAAAGACAGCGTAAAATGCCGCCTGCGCCGAGGATTACAAGTAACACTATATTTCAAATAGACGATGAAAAAGACAGTAATAGTTAATGGCAAAGCAAAGCGTATAGAATTTTCGTACGCGGTAGGCGAAACTATTTCGCTGAGCAATAACGAGGTAAGAAAACCTTGGGGACGGGTTACGGAAAGGGTAACAGTTTCAAAACTAACCTTTACGATTGACGGGAAGACCTACGAGGGAACGCGCACCTTTAAGGTTGCCGGCGGCCCCTATTCGGAAACCTTCGAGTTCGACGGGAATAGCTTTGCTTCCCATAAAAAAGCAATTGAATACATACTTAACAATATCGAGAAATGAGCGAAACGACAATTTACAAAGAAGGATTTAACGCCGGCTTTATGCAGCTTCGACAGATTGACGTAGAAGCCGCTACAAAGGAACTCTGGCAAGCGTTGGGGATTAACAACCGCAACACTTTCGCGGCTTACAAGTTCGGACGTATCGAACCCAAGGCAAGCCAAGCCGTCGCCGTCGAATTGGTATTTAGGAAGTACGGCGTTACGACAAACATTTGGGGGAAATAGAAATGAGAGCCGAAGCAGGACTAACGCAGCGCGAAACCCAAATAGCCGAATTATTGGCTTGGGGAGCCGCAAAAAAGGAAGTGGCCGACAGGCTTTCTATTTCGCCCCGGACGGTAGAGAATACCGCACGAAACATTTATAGCAAGATAGGAATACAGAAGGCTACGGAGCTTTGCGTATGGTGGTTCTGCACACATTGCGGCGTTTCCTTCGACCTATCCCCTATAAAACGGACAATTATAGCCTGCTTCTTCCTTGCGATTATTCTACCGCGTGAAATGTACGCCCAAGGCGATACCTACCGACTGTTCAGAAGCCGCAAAGTAGCCGAACGTACAGTGACACGAAGAACCGGAAGGCGGCAGGAATACGAATTAGATTTTTGGGAACTATAAAAGGCAAAGGCTATGAAGCGACTAATTAAAGAATTATCCCTTTCGGGATTGACGCTAAAACAGAAGGCGATAGTTTGGTATTTCATTATATCGTTTTGCCTTCTTGCAAGTACGGCGGAAGCCCCGTTTTGGTTCTTGTTTTTAGAGGTTGCCAACTTCGCCAATGCCGCCCGCCTTATAAAACGGGTTCCACTACCGGAAGACCCACGAGATAGTTAGGTATGGCAGACTTAAATACAAGACTTATAGACCTTACGGCGGGGGAATTATTAGAGCTAATAGGGAAAGGACAAAGCCCCCGGATAGAAGTAGACGTTACCAAAGACCCGAATAAAAAATACGTCTACGGCCGGGCCGGGATTGCCGAACTATTCAAATGTTCAAAGACTACCGCCAGCCGCATAAAACAAAGCGGCTTAATCGACGGCGCATATAAGCAGGTCGGAAGGTTGATAATAGTAGACGCGGAAAAAGCCTTAGAACTGGCCGCAAAACGAGCAAAGAAAAGTAACAACCGAAATAAATAACTTGTTATGAGCAAGAAGGTAACATTAAAAGAATTGACCCTTAAAAACTTTAAGGGTATTAGGGACTTGGCCGTAAAGTTCGGCGAAGTAACCACCATTGCCGGCGCAAACGCGACAGGTAAAAGCACCGTTTTCGACGCTTTTACCTGGGTGCTTTTCGGCAAAGACAGTAACGACCGTACGGATAGCGGGAAAGGCGCATTTACCGTTAAGACGGTCGGCCCGGACGGGAACCCTATACTTAAATTGGAACATTCCGTAACGGCCGTTTTAGACGTGAACGGCGAAGAAGTGGCCCTTACCCGCACCCTTACGGAAGATTGGGTAAAACCGCGCGGTAAGGCCGAAGTAGAACTTAAAGGAAATACTACGCATTACTTCTGCAATGGCGTAGAAATTAAGGCAGGAGCTTTCCAAGAAAAGGTAGCAGCCATAACCGAAGAACAACTTTTTAAGTTGATTACGAACCCGGCTTACTTCCCTTCGTTGGATTGGAAGACCCAGCGCGAAATATTGCTACGCATTGCCGGGGGCGTAACATACGAAGAAGTGGCCGCCGGCCGCGCCGATTTTGCGGCTATCCTTTCCCAGCTTTCCGGTAAAGATTTGGCGGAGTTCAAACAAGAAATAGCCTACCGCAAAAGCCGGATTAAGGAAGGTTTGGAAAAATGCCCTATCGAGATTAACGCAATAGACAGCGTTACGCCCGAAGCCCCGGACTACGAAGCCTTGGAAGCCGAAAAGGTACGCTTATCCGCCGAGTTGGAAGAAGTGGAAGCGGCTATTACGGACGTTGCAGAAACGGCCCGCAAACACTACGAAGGAGTGCAGGAAAAACGCAAGGCGATTAACGACCTTCGGAACCAGCAGCAGGACGTAGTTTTCAGAGCAAGACAGGCCGCGCAAAAGGAAGGCTACGAGAAGAACGCCAAACGTAACGAGGTTAAGACCAACTACGAAATTACGAAGCGCGAAGTCACGAACTATAACGCCGCTTCGGAAAACGACCTTTCCGATATTCGCCACCATATCCAAACCCTTACTTCTGAAATAGCGGACTTATCCGCCAAGGTGGAAGCCAAACGCGAAGAATGGAATACGCGAAACGCCGAAGAATATAAAGTAAGTACCGGCGGCCTTATTTGCCCGATATACGAAACCTTATGTTCGGACGCAAGCGTTTTGCGTATGGACGCTATCGCCAAGGAGAAGGCGCGGGCCAAATTCGACGAAGCCAAGACCCGCGACCTTGCCCGGATTACCGAAGAAGGCAAAACGCTAAACCAGCGAATAGCAGAAAAGAAAGCCCGGTTACAGGACTTGGAAGCCCAACTTTCCGAACGTATGGAAGCTATCGCCGCTAAGAAAGCCGAATACGCTAAGAAGTTACAGGACTTGGAAGCGGAAATAGCCGCCAACCCGGAAGTAACCGTATCTACCGACATTATGCCCGAAGACTTACCCGAATGGAAGGAGATAGAAGCCCGGATAGCCGAAATATCCGCTACCATTTCGGACATACCGGCGGCCGATACTGCCGAGCTTACAGCCAAGAAACGGGAACTTACGGCCCTTTTGGACGAAGTAAAACAAAAGCTAAGTATTCGGGCCACCATTGAAAAGAACGCCGCAAAGAAGGCCGAAATATTGGCAAGGGAAAAGGAATTAGCCCAGCAGCAAGCAGATTTAGAAAAGCAGGAATTTACGATAGACGAACTTAATAAGGCCCGAATGGACGAAGTAGAACGCCGGGTAAATAGTAAGTTCCAAAACGTCCGCTTTCGAATGTTCGAACCCCAGCTAAACGGCGGCGAAACCCCTACTTGTATCGCAATGGTAGACGGGGTTAAGTACACAGACCTTAATACAGCCGGAAAGATAAACGCGGGGCTTGACATCATTAACACGCTTTGCCTTTATCACGGGGTAAGCGCACCGGTATTCATCGACAACGCCGAAAGCGTAAACCAACTATTCCCGGTTGCTTCCCAGCTTGTAAAATTGGTTGTAACCACCGACAGAGAATTAACCATTAACCACTTATAAAAATTAAAGTTATGAACGAGAACAAAGAAAAGCGCGAGTTCGCGCAGCAGTTGGAGCAAATCGCCGAAACGCTTACGCAGGCGGTAAAAGACAACGAAGGCCGGGCCTTTATCCTTATCGGCACGGACGTTAAGGACAATAAGGACGGCGAAAGCGAGAATGTGCAGGGCGTAATAGCAGTAGGCGGTAACGGTGGGCAAGTAATAAAGGGGTTGGCGAATTTCTTCACCGGAAAACAAACCGAGCCGCTTGCTGTCGAAGCTATGGAATTGGCAGCCTTGAAGAAGTTAAGCCGGCTTCTCGAAAACTAATAACAACGACCTATAAAAATATGAGTTATGACAGAAGAAAAAGGATTAACCGTAATTGACGAAGCAAAGCGGAAATTCGAACTTGCCTGTAAGGACGCTTCGGCCTTGCAGATTGTAAACAACTTCGGCGCGGCATTTACCGCCGTAAACGTAATTGCCCTTTTGCGCGAAGCCCTTTCCGACGAAGTAATGGAGCGTGTATTTATGCCGCTTATGAACACGAAGGTAGGCTTTCTTACCGACCGTAACGGGCGACCGCGTAAAAACGGGACGGTACAACCGCTTTATACTATCCAGGTTGTTCGGGACGCGATTATAGACGCGGTAAGTATCGGGCTTCTTCCGACCGGCAACCAATTTAATATTATTGCCGAACGAATGTACCCGACCAAGGAAGGCTATACGGCCCTTCTTCGGAAAATCGGCGTAAAATACTTCATCGACGTATCATTTGACAAAGGCCAAACCGCCGGATTTGCGGAGGTGCCTTGCAAAATCAACTACACGTACAACGGAGAAAAAAACAGCTTCGGAATAGTGGCTACCGTGAAAAAAGACGATTACAGCAGCCCCGACCAAATCCGAGGTAAAGCCGAACGCCGCGCCAAAAAAGCCCTTTATGAGTATATAACCGGTTGCGACTTCGGCGACGCTGACGAACAAAGCGGCCCCGTTGAAGACGTAGAATATAAGGACGTTACCCACGAGGTAGAAGCCGAAGTTAAAAACAATGCCAATGCGGGCGGAACACTTGATTTCGGCCAAGCAGAAACGAACGGAACCAAACAGCCACCTAAAACACCCGGATTCTAATATGAAAGTAATTTTTGGTATTGCCATTTTGACGGCAAAGGACATCGACGCGCTTAACGCCCGAATTGATGCGGTAGAACGCGCAACGGGAAGAAACGAATATAGGATAGCCAAATTAGGCGGCAGTCTTACAAATTTTGCCGCTAAGTTCGCTACGGCTATGGACTTCATCGGCCGGAATCTTCCGCTAAAAAGGAAGCGTAAAGCATTTCGCAAAATCGTAGAAGCGTAGTTACAATGGTTCTAAAAGTATTAGGCAGTAGCAGCCACGGAAATAGCTACATATTGGAGAACGACCGCGAAGCCTTGTTATTGGAAGCGGGCGTAAGGTTCGCCAGCGTGAAGCAAGCGTTAGACTACAATATAACGAAGGTTGTAGGCTGCCTAATTACCCACGAACACAAAGACCACGCAGGCTACATTAACGAAGTATTGAAAGCTACCGTACCCGTCTACGCTTCGGCCGGTACAATTGAGAACACCCCAATAGAAGGCCCGCGCCGCGCGAATGTTTGCAAAGCCGGAACCCTTTTTACCCTCGGCGGTTTCCGAATTATTCCTTTCGGGACTAAGCACGATTCCGCCGAGCCTTTGGGGTTCTTCATCAACCACGAAGAAACGGGTAATATCCTATTCGCTACCGATACCTATTACTTGCCTTGCAAGTTTGCAGGACTTAATAATGTATTGATAGAATGTAATTACCGCTTAGACCTATTGGACGCGAATATAGCGGCCGGGCGCATTCCCGCCGTTGTTCGGAACCGTACGCTAAAATCGCATTTAAGTTACGACCATTGCGTACAGGCATTACAAGCCAACGATATAAGGGGGGTAAATAATATTGTTCTTATCCACCTTTCCGACGGTAACAGCAACGCCGAACAATTCCGGGCCGGAGTGCGAGCCGCAACCGGTAAGACCGTACATATAGCCGAAGCGGGGCTAATAATCAATTTCGACAAAACCCCCTTTTGATATGATTAAAGGATTTGACCAAGAAACGCAGCCCTTAAACGATTACGAAATGGGCGTACTTCTTCCGCTTCTCGTACGGGGGCTTAGGACGAAAATAGGGCGCGAAAATGCCGTTACAAACAAGCATATCGTAAACACCCTTAAAGGTTCCTATAAACTAAACGACGCACGGGTAAGGAAGATTATAAACCACATAAGGACAAACGACCTTATACCGGGCTTAATAGCCACTTCCGAAGGGTATTTTATCGCCCAAAGCGAAGCGGAACTATTGGAGTACGAAGAAAGCCTAAAAGGGCGTGAAGACGCTATTAGGGCCGTCCGGTTGAGTATTGCGCGGCAAAGGCGAATACTTTACGAGCAAAAGAGGGAAGAAAAACAAAGAACACTTTTTAATAAATAACAAAATGGAAAAACAGTTTTTTATGGTTTACGCCGAAGGCCAAGGCGCACCGACGTACAAACACGAGAACGAACAGGCGGCCAGCAAGGAAGCCGAACGATTGGCCGAGAAGTTAGGGGTTAATACGACCGTATTACAGGCCGTAAAAACGGTTGCTCCGAAGGACATTACCAAGCGCGTAAAGACCTACGCGGACGCTTGCGCGGTGCTTGGCATTGAGCCTATGAACGAAACCGTATTAGCGAAGTTGGGCTTTACCAAGGACGAAATAGCCTATCGCAAGTTAAAGACCATTGCCGAAGCCCTTAACGAAGGTTGGCGGCCGGATTGGGCCAATAGCAACGAGTACAAATATTGGCCTTGGTTCGTGTATAATCCCGCGTATGCCGGCTTTTCGTACGCGGCTACGTCTTACTCGGCTTCGGGTACGTATACGGCTGTCGGCTCCCGGCTTTGCTATAAAACCCGTGAACTCGCCACGTACGCGGGCCGTCAGTTCGAAGGTCTTTATAACGATTTCCTTTTAATCAAAAAATAATGCAACATGGAAAGAGAATTAGGGAAAGACCTTGAACAAGGCAAGAAGCGCGTAGCCTTCCTTATGGATAACTGCGACGCGGTGGAAGAAAAGGGGTATATGAAGCCTTTTACCCCGGAAGAATTGGCCCGCATGAAAGAAAGCCTTTCGGAAACGGACATCGAAATTAACGACATCGAGGAAGAAAAGACGGCCGCGATGAAGGACTTTAAGGCCCGTTTGGAACCCCTTACGACGGAGCGAAAGAAAACTTTGGAAGGGTTGAAGAAGAAAGCCGAATTTGTTACCGAAAGGTGCTTTAAGTTCATAGACCAAGAAGCCCGCGAAGTCGGTTACTACAACGAGAACGGCGACCTTATCGAGAGCCGGCCGGCGTACAGCGAAGAATTACAAACAACACTTTTCCAAATCGGAAGAAAAACAGGTACTAACAACTAAAAAGCAAAGCAATGACGAAGCAAGATTTAATTACAGTCGTTGGCAGTAAGACCGGGCAAAACGATAGCCACGTAAGGCCGATTATCGAAGCCACATTAGACGCAATTAAGGAATGCGTACAGCGCAAGGAACCCGTTTACCTTCGCGGCTTCGGAACCTTCCAGCCGAAGAAACGGGCCGAAAAGAAAGCCCGCAACATTACCGCCGGTACTACGATTATTATACCGGCGCACGAAGTAGCCCACTTCAAACCAAGCAAGAGTTTCACAATCAACAAGTAAAAAAGCATGGACGAAAACAAAAAAGTAGTAGTAAACCTTCCCGAAGGAACTACGCAGGCGGAAATTATCGTACGTGAGGGAGAAGCCCCCGCAGTTCTCGACCCAAAGGCCCCGGTAAAAATCGACCTTTCCGGCGTTATCGGTGCGCCGGTTGAATTTTTGGAATTACGGCGGTACGATTCCGAACAAATTAACCCGTTGCGCTGCCACGTCTTAGTAGACCGTGAACAGGTAAGTATTACCCTTATCACGAACGAAGACGACGAATATAGACGCGGGCGAATTGTTGGAAAGCTGACTACACACCCCAAATTTTCCGAATTTGGGATTAACGCCGGCAAAGGTTGGGAACCTAACGAGTTGGGGCAGTTCTTCAAAATGAACCGCGCATTTTTCCCGGACAAAACCGCGAATATGAAGCTCGTAACCGAACTTAAAAACTTCGAAGCTACCGTAAATTCCAAGGTAGAGAAGCAAAAAAGTGAAAAGGGCGACTTCAAAGACAATTATAGCGGCGTGGTTATGAGTAATCTGCCGGAAGCCTTTACCCTTCAAATTCCGATTTTCAAAGGTATGCCGGCGGAAACTATCGAAGTGGAATTTTACGCTTCGGTAAACGGCCGCGACGTAACCCTACAACTTGTAAGCCCCGGAGCTTGCCAGCTTTTGGAAGACTTGCGCGACCGAATTATAGACGTGCAGGTAGCCCGCATTCGGGAACTAAGCCCCGAAATTGCGATTATTGAGCAATAGCAGTATTAACCCAGCTACCCCGGTTTCCGGGCCGGGGTAGCTTTTCAATGTAACAAAATGGCAAAAAGATTCATAGATACAGACCTATTTAAGAAGCGATTTACAAGGGAATTGCCGGCCGCTTATAAATTGCTTTGGGTGTACCTTTTTTGCGAATGCGACAACGCCGGAATATGGGAAGTAGACTTAGAGGTAGCCGGGCTTTATTGCGGCGAAACGTACACCTTAGAGGATTTCGAAAAAGCCTTTGCCGGAAGAATCTATTTCTTCAATAATGGAAGTAAGGCGTTTTTGCCCGAATTTATCGTGTTTCAGTACGGCGGCGTATCGAACTTGAACCCCACGAACAACGCGCATAAATCGGTATTGCAAAAACTTGAAAAATACGACCTTATACGGGTATTGAACGAAGGTATTACCCAGCTACCGCAAGGGCCGACGTTAGGGGCTGGCAAGCCCCAAGGCAGGAGCAGGGAAGCCCCTAAAACGAAAGGCGGTAAAATCTTTCAGAAGCCCACCTTAGAAGAAGTTGCGGCGTATTGCCAAGAACGGGGTAACGACATAGACCCGCAAGCGTGGATAGACTATTATACTGCGAACGGTTGGAAGGTGGGCCGCAATTGTATGAAGGATTGGAGAGCGGCGGTTAGAACCTGGGAAAGTAACGGAATAGGAAATAGCGGAAATGGACGAAAAGGACAACAAACAGGGGCCGCAACGGGTGGACTTGGAGCGGTTCCGGGCGGTACTTCAAAAAAGAAATATACCGACACGCTTTAAGGTCGATAAGTACACCGAAGACGTGCCGGCAATGTTGCGGGAATGTTATATAGCCGAAGTTATGCGGCGGCGTATGCAGTTCATCGACGACGAAGCGACCCAAAGCCATATAAAAAAGGCGGCAAAATGGCTTACCGGGAATTGCAAACCGGGGCTTCTGCTATTCGGGACGGTAGGCAACGGTAAAAGCACGTTAGCCCGCGCAATAGGTAGGCTTATAGAGGTTTTGTACGAAAGCACATATTACGACCGGCGTAAGACGGTTAGGACTGTATCGGCCTTGGAACTTGCAGATATAGCCAAGAACCAGCCGGAACGGTTCGACAGCATAAAAAAAGCCGAATTATTGGTTATAGACGACGTAGGTGTAGAACCCGCAGTAGTTAAGGTTTGGGGCAATGAGATAAGCCCGTTTACCGAAATTATGTACTACCGCTATGATAGGGTACTATGGACGTTAGTAACCACCAATTTAGACGACGAAGATTTTTACAAACGATACGGCCCGCGTTTGGGCGACCGATTTACGGAAATGTTCGATAGAATAGCGTTTGAAAATTACTCTTACAGAAAATAATAGCCAATATGGAAAAGATATACATTTCGGGCCAAATTAGCGGCCAGCCGATAGAAGAAGTAACGGCCAAATTCGAAGCGGCGGAAGCCATGTTGAAAGCCCAAGGTTACGAGGTGGTAAACCCGCTTAAAAACGGTATTCCCGCTAACGCTTCTTGGGAAGTCCACGTAGCTATGGACGTACTTCTACTTATGGGGTGTAAGGCTATCTATTTGTTGCCCGATTGGGGATTTTCCAAAGGGGCTACGCTTGAAAAGAATTTAGCCGAATTAACGGGCAAGACAATTATTTACGAAGAAGAGCCGACCTTCCGGCAGATAAAGCAGGCGATAGCCGAAGGCATGGGCGTTGCCTTCTACGATATTGTAGGCGAAAGTCGAGAGCAAAAGCAGGTCTTCGCCCGTATGATTTTCGCCCAGCTATGCCGGGAAGAAGGGGCGACGGTGGTAAGGATTGCAAAAGAGATGAAGCGGAACCACGCTACTATTATCTACTACCTAAGAAAGTACCCGGACGATTACCGATATACCCCCGAATTTAGGGCTTATGTAAACGCAGTTAAAGCCCACCTATCAAAAGACTAATTTTCCACGAAATCGTCTGACTATAATACGAAATGAACAACATTAGATTACTATATATAGACTTGTTTTGCGGTGCAGGCGGAACAAGTACAGGCGTAGAGAAGGCCAACTATAAGGGGCAAAAATGCGCGAAAGTTATAGCTTGCGTAAACCATGACGCGAACGCCATAGCGAGCCACGCGGCCAACCACCCCGAAGCGCAGCACTATACGGAAGATATGCGAACTTTGGACTTACGCCCATTGGCAGAACATACGGCCGAAATGCGCCAAATGTACCCTATGGCGAAAATTGTACTTTGGGCTTCGCTTGAATGTACCAATTTCAGCCGGGCCAAAGGCGGCCAGCCACGCGACGCAGATAGCCGTACCCTTGCCGAACACTTGTTTAGGTACATAGAAGCCCTTACCCCCGATTATATCCAAATCGAGAACGTAGAAGAATTTATGAGCTGGGGCGACTTGGACGAAAACGGGAAACCGATTAGCCGGGATAAAGGACGACTTTATACCACTTGGGTAGATAACGTAAAAGCCTACGGGTACAAATTCGACCATAGAATACTTAACGCGGCGGATTACGGGGCCTATACCAGCCGAAAGCGTTTCTTCGGGATATTTGCCAAACCGTACCTACCTATTGTATGGCCGAAGCCTACCCACTCAAAGACCGGGGGCGGCGACCTTTTCGGCAGCTTGGCGAAGTGAAAGCCTGTAAAAGAGGTTTTAGACTTTGCCGATGAAGGGGAAAGTATCTTTAATCGTAAAAAACCGCTTTCGCCTAAGACCTTAGAACGCATATACGCCGGCCTTATAAAATTCGTTGCGGGCGGGAAGGATTCGTTTTTGATTAAATATAATTCAGTGAATAAGAAGACGGGGAAGCATATCCCGCCTTCGATAGATGAACCATGCCCTACCGTAGCTTGCCAAAACAGGTTAGGGATAGCGAACATTCATTTTCTCGCAAAGCATTTTAGCGGACACCCGGAAAGCAAGGTTTCCAGCGTAGACAACGTAGCGGGAACCATTACGACCGTAGACCACCATAGTTTAGTAGGGGCCGAATTTCTTTCGGCATATTACGGAAACGGGCATAATCATTCCGTAAACGCGCCTTCGCCGACCCTTACAACGAAAGATAGGCTTTCGGTGGTAAGACCGCAATTTATAGCGAATAGTTATAGCGGCGGCGGGCAATTATCAGACTTGGATAAGCCTTGCCCGGCAATAATGACAAACCCAAAGCAAAGCGTAATAGCCTGCAAATGGTATCTTATGAACCCTCAATTTTCTAACGCCGGCGGTTCCGTCGAAAAACCGTGTTTTACCCTTATTGCCAAAATGGATAAAAAGCCCCCGTACCTTATCGCTACGGAGTGCGGACAATTGGCAATAGAGATTTACGAAACCGATAGCGGCCCAATGCGGAAAATAAAGGAGTTTATGGCCCTTTACGGTATCGTCGATATAAAAATGCGAATGTTAAAAATTATCGAGTTAAAGCGAATTATGGGGTTTCCGGAAAACTACACCCTTATAGGAACGCAGGCCGACCAAAAGAAGTTTATCGGCAATGCGGTAGAAGTGAATATAGCCCGTGTTCTATGCGAAGCCTTGGTAGAAGAAATTGTAGACGAACTATTAAAAGTTGCATAGAATGACACTACGAATTATTAAACCACCGAAACCCGGTAAAATGTTCGTTACGTTGGCTTCTACCGGCTATTTATTTTTCAGTAGCCGAGCAGTTGCAGAACTTAACCTTTCAGAGCATAAAGGGGTACTATTGGCCCACGATGAACGCGGGGCTTTGTACTTGAAAGTTTCCTATAATACAGACCCCGACGCTTTCCGGGTTTATGTACGGAAAAATGGGGTCTGTTCGGTTACGTGTATTCGGGTCGCGCCCTTGTTTCGCCGTATAGGTATCGAAATTAAAGAATCAACCAGGTACAACCTTATCGAAGCCTCGGAAGAAGGTTTTTATAAGATAGAAGGACTTAAAACAAAATGAAAACAAAGGATTTAAGCAAGTTGCCGGAAGGAGCTATTTTGCTGGTAGTAAAGAACAGTAACGGGACATTTTCGCCGTTAGGCATAAACCCCGACCAAGGGCGAATTATAACGGCTTTTATCGGGAAATTAAGCGAAGAACAGCCGTTAGTAGTAGCCAAAGGAATAGAGTTAATAACCAAATAATTAAAGCAATATGTTAGTATTAGAAGCAATTGGCAACCTCGGAGCGGACGCCATTATTAAAGACCTTAACGGACAAAAGTACATAGCTTTCAGCGTAGCCCATACCGAAAGCTATAAAGATTCGCAGGGGCAACGACACGAACGTACGACTTGGGTAAGTTGCCTTAAATACGGAGAAAGCCCGGTAATTAACTATTTGAAGAAAGGAACCCGCGTATTCATTCGTGGCGAACTTTCGGCCAAGGCATACGAAGCCGGCGGAGCATTGCAAGCCGGTATAAATTGCCGGGTTAGAGAATTGCAGCTTTTAGGCGGAAACCGGGCCGACCAAACAGAAGCCCCCCAGCAGGCCGTAACGACTTCGGCCGCTACACCAACTTACGCTCCGCCGGCATATCAGCAACCCGAAGAAGTAGACGATTTACCATTTTAACAATTACCGATATGATAGGAAAGAAATTAAGCCCCGTGCTTGAAGAAATGGAAGCTACCCTTTGGGAGTACGAAGCATTTAACGGAGCAAAACCGAATTACACCTTAGAAGGGTTCCGGGCTTCTACAAAAATATTTATGAGCGCACTATTAGATAAGTTTTTCGAGAAGCAGCAGGCCGAAGGAGTTAGCCAAGAAGACACCTTAAAAGCCGTAGAAAAATTAGGGCAAGACGTTCGGGCCTTGGTCTTTAACGCTACCGGAATAGATACGCACCTACTTTATAACCGAACAAAAGTTAATTAAAATATTGAGTATGAAAGCAAAACAATTTAAGGAAGTAAATGCAGTTTACGGAGAAAATCAACCCGAATATTACCCCCTTCCTGCATATAAATCAGAAGACGGAACGGCGGTTTTTTGCTTTGAGTTGGACGAAGAAGAACGGAAGAAGATAGCGGAAACCGGGGAACTTTGGGTAGCCCTTCGAACATTTAACCAGCCATTACAGCCAATATGCGTAACCGTGAATAAGTCGGACGTTTTAATAACACAATAGTATGAAAGCAGTAGTAACACTTGGCAAATACTTCGGCCCGAAGCACCCCCGTAAAGGGCAAGAAACGGGCTTTATAGCCAAAGTAGCCGACGGGCGGAAGGTACACACCTGCCGAAGCAATTACGGGTATTGGCGGGCAAAAATCGAAAAAATAACGGCTACGGAGTTCTTAGCGTCCGCCAATGGAGCGCGAAGCCATACCGAAGCCCCCAAGAAGTTATAACCGAGATTCCGGCCGGCATTGTAGGCGTGCAAAGGTTGGCGTTACGGCGCGAACGTCGTGTAATAAATCACTATGCGGAAGAACAGGATAAACCGATAGCAACTGCCATGTATTACGATTATACGGCGGAGGTAGACGGCCACCCCGTCCCCTTGGAGATTTTAGCCGAAAACGACGGGCTTACGGTAGACGATTTTAAGGCATGGTTCGCGCCGGTTTTCGCCGAAGCAGATAAGAAGTACCCGCAGTTCGCCGGGCTCGCCTCTGCCGTTACGATTGACTTTGCCATTATTCACTTTACGAAACGACGCTACTAAACACCAACAAAAAAAGATATGAAAGTAAAGGACATTATTAAGGACGACAAATTTAACGAGTTCTTAGGCTACGAGATTGAAGCCTACAACAAACGACCGGCCCCGCAAGAAGGTTGTAGGTATCGCCGGACACCGTACGACGCTTTGAAGGACGCGGGGATATTTACGGTAGAAGGTATTAGGGAAACTTTTATAAAGGTTGCGAACCTTGAAAGCGACCTGCCGAAGTCCCAGCGCGACGCGATAACCGGGCTTGTTTTCAGAGTAGCCCAAACGGTAGTAAACTATCGGGCGAAACAGGAAGTAGAAGCTAAAAAAGTAACGGTATGAACAAAGGGGAAATTACCTACACGATAAAGGTAAAAAGGCGCACCGGCCTATTATGGAATACGATATTTTGGCTTGTATTCTTTACGGTAGTGCCGCTTCAATTGGTTTGCCTATGGCTTTCCAAGGGGTTAGCTATTCTTTCGGATTTGCTTCGGGAACTTTGTTACCGGGCATGGTTCAAACAAACAACAAAATAGGTATATGGGATTCAAAGCAATAAAGCAGCATTACGATATAAAGCATATCGTAGCTATCTATAACGAAGAAAAATACGGCGGGGATTGTATTTGTATCGGTTCCGGATATGTTCACGGACTTATAGCCATAAATATAGAAACCGGTAAAGTGTTCTATTCGTCTTTGGTTACGCCCGGAGAGGATAGCGAGATAGGACAACTTGCCGCCCGTATTAAGGCAGACGAAAAGAACGGGGTACTTCGGGCCTTGATTGATGAACCGGACACCTTCGCCCGGAACCTTCCGGTATTTACTACCGAGAATTGGGCAGTAAAGGCCGAACAATGCGAGGAATACGGTTGGCCCAATACCACCCACACGGGGCGAATAATGTACGAAAATACATACTTCCGTACGCGAGCCGAAGCGTACGCCGACCTACTTAAAGATACTAAGAACGGCATAAAACATCGCTGGATTGCCAGTAGCGTACAGGACGCATTACGAAAACTTAGGCGGGCTATTTGGCTATACATGGAAACTATCGGTTATTGGGTTGCGGCCCGCACTATTGGCCGCTTCATAATGAAACGAAGCTATGGGAAGAAAAGGATGTAGACCGGGGGCTATTGATACTGCCCCCACCTTCCCGGAACCAAAACAGCCGCACGATAACAGCCGACACCGGGAATTATGCCGATTAGCGGGAAAATGGTTACGAAAGCCAAAATTCGGCTCCAGCTACTGCCCATACGTTGCCGTAGAATTGGTAACAGCTAACCCGGAAACCCCGGACGTTTTCGGGTGGAACTATTGGGCTACGGTTCTTATCGAAGTGAAGGTTTCGCGTTCCGACTTCTTGGCCGATGCAAAAAAGAGTTTCCGCCAGCAGCCGGAAGAAGGCGTAGGGGCCTTTCGGTACTATTGCAGTCCCGAAGGATTGATAACCGAAGTCGATTTGCCGGATAAATGGGGGCTACTTTGGGAGAAAGACGGGGTTATAACCGTCGTTAAGGATGCGGAACGCCAGCAACAAAACGCGCAAGGCGAAATAACTATCCTTGCTTCGATTATGCGCCGCGAAGGGGTAAAGCCCCGGTTATTTGATTATAGAAAGCAAAATAATGAGTATGAAGCAGAACGAAAAAACTAAGGCTTTACAGGAAGAAATAAGGACACTAAAAGCCGAAAAGAAGGAATTGGCTTGTAGGTTAAGCGGTCTTTCTTCGACGTTAATACAGGTTCTTAAAGTAAAATCCCTTAGAGGTTGCGAGGTAAAAAATTGGGTGGGATTTCAGAACGGGAACGGTACGGACGTGGGGCAAGATATAGAACGATTGATTAAGCGGGCCGAACGGGAACAGAAGTATTTATTAACGGTTAAACACGAATAGGTATGTTCGACACAGATAAAGTTATAGTAGTTGCCGACGTTACGAAGCAGCCGTATTTATCGGTCGCTCGTTTTTCGGGCGGGTGCCGGGTAAATGGCGTATTCTACGCCTATGTTCCCCAGCGCGATATTTTGGTACGCGAAGATTGGTTAAAGGCATATTCGGCTATGGATTACGACAAATTTATAGCCGCCGTTAAAACCGGAGCCAAACAGGAATTACCGACTTGCCGGACTTGTAAGCACCGCCAGCGTTGGGAATTGAACGACCATAGCACGAAGATAGTGCAAAGTTGCGCCCTTCAAAAGAGCCGAAGAACGGGTAACGGATTGAAGCGAATAAAGGTAACTAACCCGGCTTGCCGCTTATACGAAAAAGAATAAAATTTATGGGACAAAGCAAAAAAAGACATTGTTGGAGTTGCATATACCTTGAACGAGATGCAACCAGCAATAACGACCATTGCAAGTTACAGAACGTAATAAAAAGTCGCAATGCGATAGCGTGTAAAAAACATAAGATTTGGTATAAAACAAAGGTTAAATGCGACATATAGAAAGCCAAATACAGAAGGACTGCGTTACTTGGTTCCGGTTGCAGTACCCGAAAATAGGCCGCCTTCTTTTCGCGGTTCCGAACGGCGGGGCAAGGAACGCAAGGGAAGCTGCGATTATGAAGGGCGAAGGAGTAACTGCCGGGGTAGCCGACCTTATCCTACTTTATCCTTCCGGCGGGTTTCATTCCCTTTGTATCGAGTTTAAGACCCCCAGCAAAAGCAGCCGGCAAACACCCACGCAAAAGGAGTGGCAAGCGTTGGCCGAAGCGCACGGTAATAAGTACATCGTTTGCCGTTCCTTAGGAGATTTCCAGCAGGTTATACGGGCATATATCCCCCGTTTATGTTGGTAACTTTTTAATTATTCTTGGATAAAGAAGCGTATTATTATAATACGCTTCTTTTATTTTTGCGTAACGCGAATATTTACACACAAATAAACGTACGCAGGTATGAAAGAAAAGATTTTACAGGCTCTTACGACCTTTAAGGGCTACTTATTCAGTTCGGACAAATGGCTACATTTAGCGGCCGGCTTTATTATCGCCTTCTTCGTGGGGCTTTTCGATGTATTCTATGGCCTTTGCGCCGGGATTGCGGCCGCCGCAGGGAAAGAGCTTTACGACAAATTCAGCAAGAAGGGAACCCCGGAAGTTTGGGACTTCATTTTTTCGGTAGTCGGTGTTCTTGCCGGTGTCCTTAACGTGCTATTGGCTCGCCTGGTATTCCACTTCATCGCGTAGAGCCTATGGCACCGAAGAAGATTATAGAAGCGGATATAGCCCAGCTTGTACCGGACGACGTGAATTTTAACAAGGGTACGCAGTTCGGCCAAAGTTTGATAGAAAAGAGCCTGCGCCAATTCGGGGCGGGCCGTTCTATTCTTTTGGATAAGAACAACCGTATTATAGCCGGAAACAAGACCGTAGAAAACGCCGGGCAAATCGGGTTAGAAAAGGTTTTGATAGTCGAAACCACCGGCGAAGAAATAGTAGCGGTAAAGCGTACCGACATAGATTTAGACACGCGGGAAGGGCGCGAACTTGCCTTAGCCGATAATGCGACCGGGGCCGCTAACTTGGCTTGGGACGAAGCGGCACTTACCCAAGCGTCGGATAAGTGGGATATAGCCCCCGACGATTGGGGCGTAGAATTGGAAAGCTACGGCGGAGAAGGCGGCCAAGGGGAAGAAGATACCGAAGAACAGCTTAGAAGGCTTAAAGACGACTTTGTAATGCCGCCTTTTTCCGTGCTTAATACCCGTACGGCCGAATGGCAGGAACGCCGCCGCGCTTGGTTGGAAATAGGTATAAAGAGCGAGGAAGGCAGGGACGACGATTTGACATTTGCCAAAGACGCGCAACCGCCTATTTATTGGGACACCAAAAACGCACTTCGGGAAAAGTTGGGCCGGGAGCCTTCCGCCGATGAAGTGTTAGCGGAAATGGAGAAGCAGGGAATACAGGCCATGACTACTACCTCAATCTTCGACCCCGTTCTAACCGAACTTTCCTACCGTTGGTTCAATATCGAGGGCGGCCGCATTTTAGACCCTTTCGCCGGTGGAAGTGTTCGCGGTATCGTAGCGGCAAAATTGAATATGCCCTACGTTGGTAACGACCTTCGGGAAAAACAAGTAGTAGCCAATATCGAGAACGCGAAAGAAGTATTAGGTAACATGCCGGCCGACATTGCGCCGCGTTGGACAGTTGGCGATAGTACGCAGCTTGAAGACGTGCTACAAAAGAACGGCATTACCGGCGACTTCGATATGGTATTTTCTTGCCCGCCATACGCGGATTTGGAAGTATATAGCAATGACCCCCGCGATATTTCCAACATGGATTACCCGCAGTTCTTGGAAGCCTACAAAGCCGCGATAAAGCAGGCTTGCGCCCGATTGAAGAACAACCGCTTTGCCGTCTTTGTAGTTGGGGATATTCGGGATAAAAAGGGCATTTACCGGAACTTTATAGGCCATACTATCGAAGCCTTTACGGAATGCGGCCTAAGCTACTATAACCACTTGATTTTAGTAAATCAAGTTACCAGCCTTGCAATGAGAATACGCCGACAATTTAACGGGGGCCGCAAAGTTGGTAAGCTACACCAAAACGTATTAGTCTTTTGTAAAGGTTCAGTAGAAGAAACGGTAGACCAATTCGAAGAAGTGCAGGTAACGAAGGCCGTAGAACAGTTCAATAAGACCCGCGCAAATAGCGGCCTTCACGACGACGTATTGGTATTTTACAAAGGCGACCCGAAAGCGATTAAAGAAGAATTTGGAGAATTACACGCGGGGGACGATTTACCGCAATAAGTAAGTAATGGGAAGACCGACGAAATACAATAAGAAGATAGCCGAAAAGATATGTTCGCTTATCGCTACCGACACCTATACGGTGGCGGAAGTATGCCGTATGGTTAAAATTTCCGATTCTACTTATTACGATTGGATTACCCGGTTTCCGGAGTTTTCGGAGAATATAAAAAAGGCCGAAGCGGAACGTATGGCCTTCTTCGTAGCCGAAGCGAAAAAAAGCCTTCTACGAAAGATACAAGGGTACACGGTGCAGGAAAAACACATCACTACGGTAGGTTCCGGCAAGTACGACGTAAACGGCAAGGAGATACCGCGAATAAAGGAACAAAAGATAGTCGATAAACACTACCAGCCGGACACGGCGGCGATAATCTTTACACTAACCAACGGAGAGCCGGAGAATTGGAAGAACAGGCAGAACAACGAAGTAACGGGCAAGGACGGTAAGGACTTGTTCGGGCAACTTACCGACGAAGAATTAGACGCACGTATAGCCGAATTGGAAAGGAAGTTAGGGAAATGACGCGTCAAGAGAAAATAGAGTATATAACCGCATTACGCGAAAGGTTAGTACGTGAAGCCCGTACCGACCTTTTGCCGTTTACACGCGCTACTATGCCTACTTTCGACCCGGCCGAATTTCATATACGATATTACCACGTTCTAACCTTATTCGCGGAAGGGAAGATTAAAAAGCTAATGGTATTCATGCCGCCCCAGCACGGCAAAAGCGAAGGTTCTACGCGCCGCCTTCCGGCTTATATGCTTGGCCGGAATCCGGACAATAAAATAGCCGTCGTAAGCTATTCGGCACCGAAAGCCCGTAAGTTCAACCGCGAAATACAGCGCATTATAGACACGCCGGAATATGCCGAGATATTCCCGGAAACGCGCCTTAATTCATCGAACATTACGACCGTTGCCGGTGCATGGCTTCGCAATGCCGACGAATGCGAAATAGTAGGACACCGGGGCGGTTTTAAGACCGTCGGCGTAGGTGGCCCGCTTACGGGCGAACCGGTAGATACCCTTATAATGGACGACATTTATAAGGACGCTAAAACGGCGTGGTCGGCAGTTGTTCGGGAAGCTATCGAAGATTGGTACGATACGGTAGCCGAAACCCGATTACACAACAATAGCCAGCAGCTTATAGTATTTACCCGCTGGCACGAAAAGGACTTAGCCGGCCGCCTATTGGAGCAGCAAGGAATATACGACCCGGTAAACAATCCGAACGGGTGGGTAGTAGTAACCTATCAAGCGATTAAGAAGGGTGCACCTACCGAATACGACCCGCGCGAAGAAGGTACGGCACTATGGCCCGAACGCCACAATTTGGAAAAGTTGGAAGCCATACGCACCCGAAACCCGCACGTATTCGAAAGTCTATACCAGCAAGACCCGAAACCCTTGCAGGGCCTTATGTACGAAAACCCATTTAAGGAATACGACATACTGCCGGCCACCAAGCTACGGAAGGTTAAGAACTATACCGACACGGCGGACGAAGGCGCGGATTTCCTTTGCTCGATAACCTACCTTGAAACCGAGATAGGAAATTTTGTTTTGGACGTGCTTTATACGGCTAAGCCTATGGAGTACACCGAACCCAAAACGGCCGAAATGCTAACCAAGCACGCGGTAGAATTGGCCGTAGTAGAGAGTAACAACGGCGGCCGGGGCTTCGCGCGTAATGTAGAGAAACAAGCCCGGTTAATGGGCAACAACAAAACCCGTATTAAGTGGTTCCACCAAAGCCAAAACAAGGCCGTACGCATATTCACGCATAGCGCGGAAGTACAAAACCTTACCTATTTCCCGCGCGGGTGGGCGCAAATGTGGCCAGACTTCTACCAAGCCCTTACGCACTATATGAAGGTCGGCAAGAACGCCCACGACGACGCGCCGGACGCATTGACCGGAACCGTAGAGCAACGGCCCATTACAGGCAAGAAAAGCGCGGCCGGATATTTCGCATAATGTTTAACTATCAAAATAACAATAAAATGAACAGTAAGCAACTTAACGAACTTTTGGCGAGCGAGAACCATAGTACCGCTATTGCCGAATTGAAGAACGGGCGTAATGCGACCGAACCGAAGGCGGCCGAATATATCGCGCAGCTTGACCCCCAAGGCCACGACGTAAACGACCCGGTAAAGCGTAGGGATAAGAAGGTAAAAGTAGACCTTTCCGACTTCGATATAAACGACGAAGAAAAGAAGAACATAAAGACCGTTACCAATGGCGACGGAGAAACCGAAAACTTCCGTATCGAGCCGGTAGCCCGCGTAGCCTTGGCAATTCAGAAACTTATAGTAAAGCGGGCCGTAGCCTTCACGTTCGGAAACCCCGTAATTCTTAATGCGGAACCGGAAGAAGGCACCAAGGAAGCCGACGTTTTGAAGGCTGTAAAGCGTGTTTTGTTCGATAACAAAAGCCGCACCCTTAACCGGAAGGTAGCGCGGGGTATGTATAGCAGTAAGGAATCGGCCGAACTTTGGTACCCGGTGGAGAAGCCGACGAAAAACTACGGCTTCGATTCAACGCACAAACTTCGGGTAGCCATTTTTAGCCCATTGTTCGGCGATAGGCTTTACCCCTACTTCGATGAAACGGGCGATATGGTAGCTTTTTCCCGCGAATACGTCGTAAAGGATAGCGCGGGGGTAAAACATACCTATTTCGAAACCTATACCGATACCGAAATACGGAAATGGACGCTTACCAGCAACCAATGGCAGTTATTGGACGGCTACCCCAAGAAGAACCAAATAGGCAAAATCCCGGTTATCTATGGCCGCCAGCCCGCCGTAGAATGGGAAGACGTGCAGAACCTTATAGACCGCTTGGAAAAGTTGCTTTCTAACTTCGCCGATACCAACGACTACCACGCAAGCCCGAAAATCTTTACTACGGGTACTATTTTGGGTTGGGCCAAGAAGGGCGAAAGCGGGGCCGTTATCGAGGGCGAAGAAGGCGCGACCGCACAATATCTAAGCTGGGCGCAAGCCCCCGAAAGCGTCAAATTAGAGATAGAAACCCTTTTGCGTATGATTTACACCATTACGCAAACGCCGGATATTGCTTTCGATTCGGTAAAGGGTATCGGGGCCGTTTCGGGTGTCGCCTTGAAGTTGCTGTTTATGGACGCGCACCTAAAAGTACAGGACAAATGCGAAGTGTTCGACGATTATTTGCAGCGTCGGTTAAGCGTAATACAGGCGTTTTTAGCACAAATGAACGCCAAAGATAAGGCTTTTGTAGACGCTTGCGGTAGCCTTGTTATCGAACCCGAAATAGTGCCGTTTATGATTGAGGACGAAGCGGCGAACGTAAACCTTCTTCTTTCGGCAACCGGTCAGAAGGCTATTTGTTCGCGGAAGACGGCCGTACAGCAATTAGGCTGGGTAAACGATACGGACGCAGAAATAGAGCAGATAGAAACCGAAGAAAGCGCGGCTTCCTATTCGTCTATTTACGAACCCACCGTATAGCTACTAACCAAGTATCTAACCAAGTTACTAACTAAGATATGGGAAACATAGTAGCGAAATTCGACATAGATAAGCTATTTGCAGGCGTTTACGAAGCAGTAGACATTATTACGGCCACCGTTGTAGACGCTATGCAAATGGCTTGTTTAGAGGTTACGCGGAACGCTAAACTATTGAACACCTACAAAGACCGGACACACCTATTACGTTCTTCGATTGGTTTTGTTATCTATAATCACGGGAAAAAGGTAGCAGAAAGTTTCGGTTCTACCGGTGGGGAAAAAGGAAGCGAAGGCGTAGAAAAAGGTAAGCGTATGGCGGAAGAAGCGGCCGCACAATACCCGAACGACATAGTAGCGGTTATCGTTGCCGCCGCCGATTATGCCCTATACGTTGAAAGTAAGGGGTACGACGTAATTAGCGGCCCTTGCAGCGAGTTAAACGCAATTTTAAGTAAGTATATCCAAATTGCAATAGAAGAACTTAGGGCGTAATGGATAAAAGGCAAGAAGTTATACGATATATAGCGAGCGTAGAAAAGCAACTTTACGCATTGTTTGGCAATACCTACCACGCGGCCCTAAAACTTACCGAGGTTAGGAAAGCGATAGAATCGGGGGCTTCTTTTACCTGGAAAGGGAACCCGGCCGCCGAACGCAAGTTAGACCGGTACCTAAAAGACCTTAGCAGCAAAACAGCCCTTATTACCAAGAACGGTATTATAGGAAGTTGGAACAAAGGAGAAGCACGGGTAAAGGAACAGGCGTTAGAGGTATTCGGGAAGACCTCGGCACGGAGTAAAGAAACTACCGACATTTGCGAACAGGCAGTAAAGGCACACCGGGCCAAAGGAGCAACGGGCCACGCCTACGCCAACGCCAGCCGCGAGGGTATGAACCTATCTACCCGTGTTTGGAACTTGACGGCGAAGGCGAAACAAGAACTTGAAATTATCATACAAAACGGCATACTTGAAGGGAAAAGCCCGGAAGAAGTAAGCCGTAGCCTTCGCGGGTACTTGAACAATCCCGACGCGCTTTATAGACGGGTTCGCAACAAGGAAACCGGGGAACTTGAATTAAGCCAAGCGGCGAAACAGTACCACCCCGGCCAAGGCGTATATAGGTCAGCTTACAAGAACGCCCGCCGCCTTGCCGTTACCGAAATGAACGCCGCCTACCGCCGTGCGGAGTGGGAAAGCTACCAAAATAACCCCCTTATTATCGGGTACGAAATTCGGCTAAGCAATAACCATACGGTAGTAATTAACGGTAAATTACGAACCTTATACGATATTTGCGACGTATTGGCCGGCCGGTACCCTAAAACTTTCCTTTGGACGGGTTGGCACCCGCATTGCCGTTGCGAAATGGTGCCTATCTTCATTTCGGAAAGCGATTTTAGGGAACGAATAAGGGCACGTAAGGCCGGTAAGTTGAAGGATTGGAAACCGAACCCCCAGCGCACCGTAACGCAGGTTCCGAAAGCCTTGACCGATTGGATAGCCAAAAACGAGGAACGCTCGAAAGGTTGGAAGACTTTACCGTACTTTGTTCGGGATAACCGGAAAAGTATCGGCACCTTGCCGGTAAACACCTATACCGCCGAAGAACGGAAGTTTACGAGGGCAAGAAGTACGGCCGAAGCAATGGAACGGGCGACGCAATTACTTAGTACGCTTTACCCGGATATTCAGAATACAGAACTTGCGGCCCTTCATCACTACACCCAGCAAGGCGGGAACTACCGGCAGCTTAATAAGCAGTTGGATAAAGGCACCCTTACCGACTTTAACAAGGCTTCGGCTTCCCTTATGGCTAAGGCGTTGGAAGAATTGCCGAAGTATCGGGGAACCGTCTACCGAGGCGCGATTATGAAGCGAAAGGATTACGAACGCCTTTACGCCGGCAAAGACGAAGTAAAACACGCTATTTTCACTTCATCGACAAAAACGCCGGCGGTTGCTTACCGGTTTGCCAGCTATCGAGATTTGAAGAAGACGGAAGTACGGGTACTTTTTGAAATTCAGAGCAAAAACGGCCGCGACATATCCGATATTTCGGAATTTAACGGTAAATTTGCTCCCGAAGACCAGCGGGAAGTATTATTTACTAACGGCACCCGGTTTAAGATAGTGAAGCACGAAATTTCCGGGCAAGAAGTCCGCATAACACTTGTAGAGCTATGATAGAAGTAAAAGAAATAGATAAGTGGCCCGATAACGATAAATGGGCGAAGGCCCGTAAGGATTGGGACGCAATGCCGAAGGACGAAAAAGAAGCGTACCGGCGGGAACACGCGGCCGCTATCGACCGTTGGGAAGCAGAAACCGACGCTATGGCGGAAGACGACGATACAGAAGAAAAGAAGAAGGAGTAGCGCGGTGCTACTCCTTCCTTATTTTTCCCGAATTTCGATTTTGTGGCCTTCAATTCCGCAGGGTATAGGCTGGTACCCGACAAAGGAGATAAACGGAAATAGGGCCGTTTCTCGTATCATGCGGGTTTATTTGGTTTGGATAGTAGTTTAAGCAAGCGTTCGTTATATTCCGAGCCTTCCCCAAATACGCTAATAGCCGTTCGTAAAACCCGTATTTCGTTTTCCCTATCTTTTTGTCGGCGATATATGATTTTCAGCCTATCGTATGAGTGCCGACCGTTGGAACGCATGGCTATATTTTCTTCGTAAACTTGTATGGCGGCTTCTATTTCCCCCTTCTTTTCATAAGCGATACCAAGCATGTTTAACGATGCGGTTCGTTGTATTGAATAATTGAGCCGTCTATTTTTCACAATACTATTAAATGCTTCTTTGTAAACATCTTTTTTAATTGCGATATTGTTATACCCCAATCTTTTAGCGCGTAAATATATGCTGAAAAGGTTAGGCCCATTATTTGACAAAGCTATATTTTCCGGTGTTAAAAACGATATAGGTACTTTTATTTCATCTTCGGCCGGTTCCCGTTCGCAGGAATTGGGGTTTGCTTTGTTTGCTTCTTTCGCCTTAGCTTCTTCCGCTAATTTTTGTTCGTTGGTATCTATTGGAAATTCCAATTTTTCGCCATTGACGGAAAGGGTTACGATTGCCGAAATATTTCCTTCTTCATCTACGGAAAAGTTGCTTATTCTATCGTCATCGGACGGGGAAGCCTTGGCGTTGCCAAAAAATAGCTTTTTTATCCACTTCATACTATTGCTTTACAAAAATGTACGGTAGCGATAAATCGGGGGCGTGAAGGTTCATTTTCGTATCGCTTTTTATAGAAAGTGCGAATTTCTTGTATAGCTTCTTGGTGGAAGTCCTGTATAGGCGTAATTCATCGGCCGTGTTCGATACCCAATAATAGCACGGTACATCTTCGTAACCTTCGTTATGGTAAACCAATTCGCCGAAGGCAGAGAATAACAGCCGTTCACCTTCGATAAAGTCGTTTTCGTAGATTTCTACGGGCTTATTGTTTTGGGTTCCGAATATGATTTTATCCGGGTCGGGTTGCAATTCGGCACCGGGATAGTCGCCAAGGTTTGAAAATTGGGTATCGGCCCAAGTCCCGTTAAACACGGATAAGGCTTTTTCTTGTTGTTCGGTGTAGCTTCTTCCGGGGTCTTCATCTTTGGAACACCCTACCAACAGAAAAAGCGCACATAACAGGCAAAAGTGTTTCATAAGATATTTAGTTAAACAGTTCGTAAAATTCATTTCCGGATTTCATTTGCTTAATATTTTCCGGTAGTTGCTCGCCTATCTTTGAAAGGTCGTTAGCAAGCCTTTCTTTCAACTTCAAAAAATCCGCGTCTATGTTTTTTTGAATCTGGAACCAATTACTTTCCGATTTATCCAACCCCGAATAATTGAGTTCGGAAATACTATCGTAAAAGCGATTTAATAACAATTCTTTCGCTTTCTCTTTGTCCCCCGAAGCAAGCGACTTACGTATTTCAAAGTTGAAGTTAGACTTATTCGAATGTTCGCAATTTTCGCGTAGTTTCTTAACGTCATTCGTCATTATCCATAACTTGAAGAATAGGATAATTTGCAGGAAGGCTGCCGCAAGCGTTAATAGGGCTAATAGTTCTTCTATTTGCATAGTCGTAAAATTTGCGCCCCAAGAACCCGAACAGGCATTACAAAAACAAAAAAAGCGTGGGCCTTATTGGTCTACGCATTTGAGGTATCGCCAAACACCTACCGAAAGTAGACTATAACCCACGCTTAGCGATATATCGAAAATGGATATACAGCCAGCGAGCGTTAATAGGCTATCCTTTCGGTTTGGAAAATTGGCGATTTTCAAATGCGGATTCCTATACGCTTTTACAAGCGTCCCCGGATTTCTCCCCGGAAACGTTGCAAATATACTGCAAAAACACTAAACAACATTATTTTACGGCGGAAAATCGCGCAAAGAGCAAGGCAGGGGCTACCCAGCCCCTACGCAGGAGCAGGCCAGCACCAGCCCAGCGGCAGGCTTGGGGCTATGGTACTTCGGAATCAGATAGTTGCGCTTGTTTCGTTGTTTAATGTGTTATAATTCAATTATTTGCAATTTTTCATTTTTTGAGATTAAGCCCCAGCCCAGCCCCTAACCAGCCCCAAGGCAGCCCCACAATTTCGCGCGGAACATTCGGCGTAATTTTCATTTTTACAAAATCAATAAATAATTATATATCAATAAGTAGCGCACGCAAAAACAAGGAGTTGCCCAGCTCTTGGGCAGCTCCTTGGCAGGGGCTACCCCAGCCCCTGTGGATAAATATAAGGATAAAGATATATAAGAGAGAAAGGGGGTGCAGGGGGAAAGAGAGGGAAAACGGGCTTTCGACCTGCGCCCCAAACTTGCAACATTACCGGGCAGCTTGCAACATTAGCTACCACCATTTCCGAAATGTTGATAGTAACCGCCGCTATGTTGGTAGTTCCGCCGGCGGAATGTTGATAGTAATACGGCGGTAACAAAATCCCCTTTTCCCCCACTTATCCGAGAAGGCCGGACAACCGGCAAAGCAAGAACGCCCGTTTTTGCCCTTTCTCGTGCCCGCTGTTCGATTTTGTGCGGTTGGCTGGTATATTTCCTTGTTTGGAGAATAAAACGGGCTAAAATCGCCTTCTTTTGCTATTCTTTGTACTGCGTTGCTAATTTCTTGAAAATTGCCTTTTCAACTACCAAGGCGAACAAAGACCGCCCCAGCTTCTTATAAGCCTTTCCGCACCCTTACGGTTGGATTGTTGAAACGAATGTAAAAAACTCGCAACGCTATACGGCGATTCGCATTACTATAATACGTTTCTTTGTCGCAGGTTTAATTAAATCCAAAAAATCAAATGGAACTAAACGAAATTATTGCACTACTTGAAACGCAGTTTCCGGGCGTGCGAAAAGACGGGCTTAACCAGCTTGCGCGAGTTATCGCCATGCAGGTTAATACCAAGGAAGAAGCTACCGGTATCGTAGGTAAACTTACCGCCGAAGCCGTAGCGAAGTTTGTAGCGGATTGGCGCAAAGACGCGGACGCTGAGATAGACAAAGCGAACAAAACACGCGAGGACAACCTGCGTAAGAAGTACGACTTTGTGGAAAAGAAACCGGACGAAGGCGGTACCCCACCCGCACAGGCCGGAACCTTGGACGTAGCAACCGTGCAGGAAATGATTACGAACGCCGTAGAGAAAGCTACTAAGGGCTTGCAGTCCGAAGTAACGCACCTTCAAAGCGCGGCCGTAACCGCCAGCCGCCGGGAAACGCTTGTTAAAGAGCTTGCCGACGTACCCGAAGCCTACAAAGCAAAGGTTCTTAAAGATTTCGACAGAGTAGCCAAACTTGGCGGCTTTGCCGACGAAAACGCCTTTAACGAGTATCTGACCGAAACCAAGAACGACGTAGCAGCCTTCGGCCAAGAGTTGGCAGACCGGGGCCTAAGCCTTCACGAAAAACCGGTACTTGGTTCCCCCAACAAGGACGGAGTAAGCGCGGGCGTAGAAAGCTACATACAGGCAAAGGCCGCAGAAGCCGAAAATAAGGGCTTGGGCGGTAAAGAGGTTTAACGCTAAACACTTGTAAAATGCTTAAAATCGACAGGAAAAAGGATAACCGCGTAATTCGCGCGTTTACCCACAAGCTCGCCGACATTCCGAACGGTATTACCGTTTCCGCCGCCGACCTTACGCAGAAAGTCCTGCACGAAGGTACGCCGGTAGGCAAGGACGAAAACGGGCTTTATCACGTCGTCAAAGTGGCCGTTCTTTCGGCCGACGCGACGAACACGGCAACGGCCTATACCGTGAAGAAAGGCCATAACTTCAAAGTAGGCGACGTAGTTATGCTTGCGACCGGTTCAAAGGCATACACTATTACGGAGATTGCTACCAACGCAGACGACGCAACCAGCGACGACCTTACGGTAGACACCACCCTCGGAACGGACGCAAAAGCCGGCGATTCGCTTTACCTCGCAGCCAAGGCCGGGGCTTCGGGGTCAGCTTTCAAATACGCACCGGTAGCCCTTGTAGGCGAAAGCTATGACGTGGACGAACTTAGCAACCATATCGTAAACGCTTGGACTATCGGGCAGATTCGGGAAAGCAATATCCCGCCTATCGGTGCCGAAGTGAAAGCCAAACTTACCGGTATTCAGTTTATCTAATTTAATCGGGAAAAGTTATGCAAAGGAGCTTAATGATTGGCATTACCGAAAGGGATATGCAGGCCGTAATTAACACCTACGACCTTAAACCGTACTACTATCCTACCTTGTTCCCCTTGAAGGAGAACTACACGCTTACCTGGAAAGCCCTTGAAGCGCAGGTAGGGTTAAAGATTGCCGGCGACCTTGTAGCACGCGGCGCAAGTATCAACAAAAAGACCCGCGAAGCTATCGCGCGTATTCAGGGCGATATTCCGAAGGTGGCTATTAAGCGTACCAAGGACGAAAACGAGCTTAACGAATACGACATTATGGTCGCCATGACTTCCGCGAACCCCGACCTTCGGGCGTTGGTAGAAGCGTGGGCCGAAGATACGCAGTACTGCTGGGACGGGGTGGCCGCTCGCTTGGAATGGATTGCGTTGCAGTCTATTTCGTTGGGCAAAGTAACGCTTACCAACGACAACAACAATAGCGTAATTACCGAGTACGACGTAGATTATCAAATCGACGCAACGCAGAAGGTAGGATTTCAGACCGGCTCGGCCGCTTGGAACACCACCGGCGCGAAACCGTTTAGCAAGGACTTTAAGGCTATCGTAGCTAAGGCCAAGAAAAAGGGTATTAGCTTGAAGTACGCCTTTATGAACCTTGACACCTTCGCGCTTATGGTTCAGACCGAGGAAGTAACGAAACTTTGCGCTTCGTTCGCGGCTAACGCCTTGAACATCGCACAAACGCCGAGCTTGGAACAGGTAAACGCGGCTATGAAGGGTTTGGCGTACCTGCGCGGCTTGCAGGTCGTAGTTATCGACCAAGATATTACTATCGAGAAGGACGACGGAAGCCGCATTACCGGCAACCCGTTCGCCGACAACGTGGTAATGTTCAGCGAAAGCAAGGTACTCGGTTCGACCTATTGGAAGAAGCCGGCCGATATGAACCTTAAAGGTTCCGTAGCAATCAAAGCTATGAACGGCCACACCTGCGTAAAGAAGTATTCCACCGAGGAACCTATCGAAGAAGTTACCGTAGGAATTGCAAACGCTTTCCCGGCTTGGCTTTCTTCGGGCCGTTCCTTCCTTATGGACACTTCTAACAGCACCTGGACACACTAACCGGAAAGGGACGGCCGGCAACGGTCGCCCCTATCCTAATACCCTTACCCGATGACTTACAAAGAATGGATTACTAAGACGGTCGGCAAATTCCAGCTATCGGCGGACGACGTGGATTTGATACTTTGCAACCAAAGCGGACTTATCCCCGACCCGGACGCACCGGTAGACGTGCGGAAGGCTAAAACGGCCATTTGCCGCGAGTTTACAACGCTTATCCCCCTTGCCAATATCGGAGAAGGCGGGTATTCCATTAGTTGGAATTGGGACGCTATCAAACTTTGGTATAACGCGACTTGCACGGAATTAGGCATTACGCCGGCCGGCAAGCCCAAAATTCGGAACAAAAGCAACGTATGGTAACGACTTCCTACCAATACCCGCAATACTTGTACGCCTTGCAGCACGACGGCGAAAGCGTCCAATTACCTAACGGTTCTTGGAAAACGCCCGCCGCCGCATGGGAGTTAAAAGCAGCTTGCAGGGAAGAAACCAACGGTAAAGGTTCGACAATTCAGACCGCCGACGGAGAAACCCGCGTATTCGCTTCGCTTATCCAGCTACCGAAAGGTACGGCCAAAATTCCCGAAGGCACGCAGGTAATTGTAACGCGGGAGGAGGTAGACGTAAGCCAGCTTTCGAATACCGAGTTTGTAGAAGCGGCCAAGGCAACGGGCTTAGTTGTAGTAACCGGAACTTGCGAAAAGTTCGACCCCGGCCGGCTTCATTGCCGGTTATGGATTTAACACAAAGAGCCATGCAAAGTATAGAAACCGATGATATTCTTTTCGAGATTCTGAACGCTTCGGCCGAATTGAAAGCGGCCCTTAGCGGCGGAATATACGTGCAGGGCGAACGGCCGGATAATTCCGGGAAGGAAGACGTAGTAATTAACAACTTATTCCTAAACCACGAAGTACCGCAAACCGGAACTTCAAACGTAAATATCCACGTTCCCGACAAAAAGGAAAGGATAGGCCGAACCGAACAATTTAAGGCGCATAGGGAGCGAATACGCGAACTAACGGCTATTGTTCTATCGGTTCTAAAATCGGCGAACATTACCGGGCTGACTATTCGGGTTTCTACGGAAACCATAATTAAAGAACCGGGCATTAACGAGCATTACAACAACTTGCGGGTAGAATGGAATATACAACGAACTAATTAAAATTTACGACAATGGCAGCAAAGAAAACTTATACTATCGGTCTTTCCAAGATTGAGGTAGGAGCAATTGCCGAGGACGGCGGTATGGGCGAAACCTTGGACGTATTGGGTTATACCTACCAAGACACCTGCACGATGACGCAGGAAGACCCGGAAACGACCGACCACTACGCCGAAGAAGTGGACGACCCCGTAATAAGCATTAGCCGGGGCGGAAAAACGAATTTCAACTTTTCGATTATGAACCCTTCGGTTACGGTTCTTGCCGACCTTTTGGGCGGCGTGGGTACCCCCGGTACCGGCAGTACGCCGGATAAGTGGGAAGCCCCGGACAAAATCCCCGTAGTCGAAAAGTCGGTACGCATTACCCCGGAACAGGGCCTTAAATTCGAGATTCCGCGAATGAAGCTCGTAAGTAAGATTAACGCCACTTTCAGCAAAAGCGGTATTCTTCTTATCGAGGTCGCCGGTACGGTTATGCAGCCGACCAAAACGGGAACTAAGAAAATGACCGCTACGCTTATGACCGCAGACGCGCAGGCATAACGCGGGGAAAGCCTTATTTTAACCCGAAAGCCCCCAAAATGAAAGTTTCGGGGGCTTTCTTGATTTAGCGACGACATGAACGAAGATAACATAAGAGAAAAAACGGATTTAGAGTTAGAGCGCGAAGAACTTAACCTTTTGGTAAAGCAAGGGGTTCGGTTCAGCGTCACACACAAAATCCGCCGGCGTAAAAAAGGCGTTAAAGGGTTCTTTCAACGCCCCGAAGCAGTTACGGTAAAAGAGGATTTCGAAATACAGGAACCTACGCTTTCGATTCTCGACCGGCTTAGCGCGGTATGGGTAGAAATGGGGATAGATGAAACCCGGATTACGGCCGGCGGAACGGAAACCTTGGCGGAAGCGAAGCGCATAGCCAAAGATAATGCCGCACGTATGGCCAGAATAATAGCTATTGCGGTATTGGGCGAAGACTACCACGTTACCGAAGTCAGCGAAGGCGGCAGGGTTAAGACCTATAACGACGATAAGGAGTTAGACCGGCTTACGGCCCTTTTCTTCCACACTATAAAGCCTTCCAAATTGGTAGGGCTTTCCGAAGCCGTAACCAGCGTAAGCAACTTAGGGGATTTTATAAACTCTATGCGCTTAATGAGCGGCGCAAGGACGACCCAACCGAGGACGGAGCGCATAGAGTAATAGGGCTAAATAGTCCTTACGGCCGCCGGGGTTCGATTTGCGCCCACCTTGGCTGGACGTGGGATTACTTACATCACGGCGTAGCTTGGGCCGTTGTTCAACGGTTGTTAATCGACGCGCCGCGCATAGCCGACGACGAAGACGGCAATACAGCGGGCAATACGACAACCAAGATAACCAGCGAGAACGCCGAAAGCATTTTACAACAGATAAACAACCTTATCCGATGAATATAAAAGGCGGAGCCTTGGAGTTCGATATAATTGCGAACAACGGGCAAATAAATAGCGCATTGGCCGAAACCAAAAGGCGCGTACAGGGTTTCACGGACGCAACCGTAGAAGGCGGCGACCGCATGGAAGCCGCGTACAGAGAAGCCGCCGCACAAATTGAAGCGGCGTTTAAGGATATAGACACTATGGCCGCAATCCATAGTAACGCAATCGCCGACCTTGAAAAAGAGTACGCCCGCCTGGGCGAAGCGGCCGGGGCCGCCTTTATGAAAGGCACCGCCAAGGGGGACGAAGAATATAGGGCATTAACGGCCAAACAACAGGCTATAAAGGACGAAATAGCCCAGCGGAAAGCACTTTTGCAGGAAGTGGCGAACACGGCGGACGCTTTACAGAAAGAAGAACAGACCTTAAACGAGAATAAGGCCAAGGTAGAGCAAAACGCCAAGGCGAAAGGCATGTTACGAACGCAAGTTATGAACCTTAAAAATTCACTTGCGGAAATGGAGCAGGCAGGGAAGCGGGATACGGACGAATTTAGGGCTATGCAGGCGGAATTAGGCCGCTTGGCGGACGCTATGGCCGACGCAAATACGCAGGCTAAAATTATGTCCGACGACTACCAAAATATGAATACCGTATTAGAGGTAATGGGCGGTATAAGCGGGGCTTTTTCGGCCGCGCAGGGTGCGGTAGGACTATTCGCCGGGGAAAATGAAAACTTGCAAAAGATTATGGTTAAAGTTCAGTCCCTTATGGCTATAACCATAGGCTTACAGCAGGTAGCCAAAACCTTAAACAAGGATTCATATACCCAGCTTGTATTAGTTCGCAAGGCGAAAGAATTGCTTACCGTAGCGGAAACGAAGTTTGCTACGGCTTTGGGTATTTCCAACGTAGCGGCAAAGGCGTTAATGGCGACCTTGACCCTTGGCCTTTCAGTAGCGATTACCGCCGCGATAGCCTTAATTTCCAAATTCATATCCAAGAACCGGGAAGCAAAGAAGGCACAAGAAGAATTTAATAACAAAGTGGTAGAAGCCGCCGCCGAACCGGTTACAGCAATTACCGAGCTTTCCACCGCATGGAATCGGCTGGGTAACGATATGGCCGCTAAAAACAAGTTTATCGAAGACAATAAAGACCGCTTCGAAGATTTGGGCTTTTCCATTAGGTCGGTTAAGGACGCGGAAGACTTGTTAGTAGCCAATAAAGGCAAGTTTATAGAAGCCTGCTTAGAACGGGCCAAAGCGTTAGCCGTACAGGAATTAGCCGTAGAAAAATACAAGGAGGTATTAAAGGCCCAGCAGGAATTAGAAGCCACCCCGAAAGCGTATGTATCAAAGAAAGGAACCTATAAGGACGGTTACGGCGTAGAGCGTGAAGGCGTTATAATCGAAAAATCCAGCAATTGGAAGAAGGCCGAAGAAGCCGTAGCAAAAGCGGAACGGGAATACAACGCCTTGATAAGCCAACAAGTAGAATTTACCGCGAAAGAACGCGAAATTTTGGATTCTATCGGGGCCGGTGCGAACAAAGTTGCGGAAGGCAGTATAGAGGCTTTGGAAAAGACTATTTCCGAACTACGGAAGAAGTACAAGGAAGCTACCACCGATAAGGAACGGGCCGAGTTGTTGGCGAAAATCAAAGAGCAGGAAGCGTTACTTAAAAAGGTGGATTTGTCCGGCACGTCTTCCAAGACAACGCAGAAAGACCCGTTTACGGAACAATTGGAAGCCCGGAAAAAGAAATATACAGAGTATTACAATTGGGTAAATTCCAAAGACGAAGTAGTACGCAATGCCGCAAAAACCGAGTTTGCCGGGTTGCTGAAAGAAGGAAGTAGCTATTTGGATTACTTGCAGAAGCAGCGCGACCAACTTATTAAAGCTATCGGAAGCGGTACGGCCACCAAGAAGCAAGCCGAAGAATTGCAGAAGCTAAATAACGCCATAGCCACCGAAACGAAGGAAACCGTTTTAGCCGGTTTCGAAAAGGAACTTAAAGACCAACTTTCCGGGGCACGTTCCATTTTGGAAATGGTTAATATCTTGGAAGAAAAGCGTAAGGCTTTGGCCGGGGACGGTTCCGACCTTGACAAAGGTAAAAGCGATATTATCAAGAAGCAGCAGGAGGACGTAGAGCAAAAGGCCAAAGACCGGACAAAAGCCCTACTATCCGATTATGCGAGCTATCTGGGCGAAAAAATAACCTTCGAAGCCAACTACGCCGAAAATAGCCGCCTTCTTAACGAGCAATTGGCGAAGGCCAAGACGGACGACGAACGCCGTATAGCCTTGGAAGCCTTGGCGAATTTGGAGAAAGAGCGCAAGAAATACGCAAAAAGTTCGGGCAACGAGGACTACGACGCATTGGTAGAGGAATACAAAACCTATCAGCAGAAATGCGCCGATATTTCCGCGCAATACGACGAAAAAATAGCTTTGGCGACCCAGCAGAAAAACGAAGAATTAGTGGCGAAATTGCAGGAAGCCAAGAATAAGGCCCTTTCGTCCGCAGCGTTGCAGGAATTGACCGATTCCGGGGCTTGGGAGCAACTTTTCGGGAACCTCGACGACCTTACTACGGCGCAAATACAGGCCCTTATAGATAAAATCGAAGCGCAAAAGGCCCAATTAGGCGTAGAACTCGACCCGCAAGACCTGGACGTAGTTTTAAGCAAGTTACGGGAAGCCAAGGACGAAATACAGACCCGCAACCCGTTTAAGGCCCTTTCTACGGCTTTGAAGGACTATAAGAAGGACGCAAGCAAAGCGAACCTATCCGAAGTATTCAAAAGTGTAGGGGCTACGGCCGACTTGGTAAAAGGTTCGTTCGACGCGGTTACGGGTGCGCTTGCAAACATGGGACTTGCCGGCGACGAAGTAACCCAGCAGCTTTTAGGCGACATCGGCGAAATGATAGGTTCCGCCGGACAATTAGCCGAAGGTATCGCAACCGGCAACCCGCTGGGGATTATACAAGGTAGTATAGGGCTTATTTCTTCCGCGTTCGAAGTGTTCAATTTCCGCGACCGTCGGGCCGAACGTGCCATTAAGAAGCACGCGGCGGCCGTTAAAGAATTGGAACGAGTATATAAAGCACTTGAACACGCCGTAGATAAGGCGTTAGGCGAATCGGTTTACGACAACCAAAAGGCCCTTATCAACAATATGCGCGAACAACGTGCACACTTGCGGGCTATGTGGGAAGCGGAAGAAGGCAAGAAGAAGACCGACCGCGATAAGGTAAACCAATACAAGGAACAATACGAAGAATTAGGCCGCCAAATCGAAGACACCATAGCCGAAATTACCGAGAGCGTAACGCAGACTTCGGCAAAGGACTTGGCTACGCAATTGTCCGACGCGATAGCCGAAGCCTACTCCGACGGTTTCAACAGCGACAAAGTAAAAAGCGCGATTGAAAAGGTTACGAACCAGGTATTAGGCAATGCCGTAAAGAACGCCTTAAAAAAACAATTCCTTGAACAGCAGCTACAAAGTGCCGTAAAGCAGTTGCAGCGCGATATGGGTTTCGATGATGAAGGCGGCGGTTCCTTCGACGGCTTGACCCCGGAAGAACAAAAACGGTTTAAGGATAGGGTAAACTCGATAGCCCAAGGGTACGCCGAAGCCTTGAAGTTGTACGAAGACTTGTTTAAGGACTTGGACGATAACGGCGACCCAACTACGAGCCTATCCGGTGCAATTAAGGGAGCCAGCCAAGAAAGTATAGACCTATTGGCCGGACAAACGAACGCTGTACGTGTAAACCAAGTGCAGGAAATAGAAATCTTGCGCCAGCAGCTTATACACCTTGCCAACATCGACGGCAAACTAAGCGTATCGAACCGGCACCTTGAACAGATAGAAAAGAATACTTCGGGAAGCGCGTCCGACCCGTTACGGGCGCAAGGAATAACAATGTAGCGATATGGAAGTAAATAAACGATTGGCCCGCGACGCCAAAAAGAAAGGCATTTGCGAAGAATGGTACGACCGCCTTATAGATACCAAGGAGAAAGACAAACTTATAAAAATGTACCTTGAAGGTATCGACTTCTGCCTAAGCAACGAGTACCCCAGCAATGAATTTATACGCCGGCACTTCGTAGGCACTTGCGAAGCCTACGGCGTATTCCTCGACCGCGCTATTACGGCCGGAAACTTCCGGCACGTAGTAGCCCTTGGCCGTTGCGAGGGTACCGCCACTTACGACGGTTGGAACGTAGGGCAGGTATTCGTAAAGCACCAAAGCCGGTTAAAGGTTCTTGCTACCGGTAATTCCTTCGTCATGGTAGACGTATTCGACGACACCACCGTAGAGGTAGAAGCGCGGGATAACGCGAAGATTTGCGTAAACCACTACGGCGGGAGCTTGACGACCACCACCGGCGACGGCGAAGGTAACGCGATAATAAAAGTTATTCGAAAAACGACTAAAACGTATTGATATGGCAGACGAAAGTAACATTATCCTAAATATGCCCTTCGATGAAGCGGCCGGTTCTACCATTGCCTACGATTACAGCAAGACGCGGGCGGACGGTACGGTAGTAGAAGCGGACTTTACCGGCGGCAAGCAAGGCAACTGTATAAAGTTCGACGGTAGCGGGCATTGCGATATAGACAAAAACGTAATTCCCCTTACCGGGAACTTTACCCTTCTTGCCTGGTTGAAGCGTTCGGCCTTCCCGGACGGCTTTACAGGTAAGCGTATCGGATTTTTCGCACGGTGGGAAGCGTTGGAAGGTTATACGGAAGCGTGGTTTAACCTTGCGGCCGATACTTGGGGCTATTGGGCTATCGTCAAAGAGGGCCTAACAATCCGCATTTACCTTGATACCGCATTAGTACAGACCATTACGCTACCGGCCCAGCCTACCGGGTTCGCTATCCTGCAAGACATCTATACGACCGCCAACGGCTACGGTTGTATTGACGAAGTTAAGGTATATAATACCGCCTTGACGCAGGAAGAAATTACCGAAAGTATCGCTACGGTGGCGCAATTGGCTTACAGCATAGACGGAACCGATTTTAAGGCTTGGGATATTTATGTAAGCGAAAGTAGTGGCCTTCTTGACCGGCCCAAGATGAAAGCCCCGGTTTCCGTCGATTGGCCGGATTATCACGGGGAGATAGTAGACCTTGAAAACAAGATACTGCAACCCCGCGAAATAGCCCTTAATTGCTTTATGAAAGCGAACGGGAAGGTAGACTTTGTTACGAAGCTAAACGACTTCTTGGACGTATTCAGCCGGCCCAACACCCAGCGGCTTATGGTAGATATACACCCTACGAAACCGTTGCTTTACGAAGTCTATAACGAAAACGGGGTAGCCATTAGCAAGCGTTGGAATGACGACCTTATGGTAGGAACCTTTACCTTGAAGTTGAAGGAACCCGACCCGGTAAAGCGTATCGTACGGCACCAGCGTTTAAGCAATGATACGAAGACGCTAACGATTACCCTAACCAGCGCGAAAGCGGTTACTATTTTTTGGGGCGACGGAACTCAAACGAACGACGTTTACGGAACCGACGTAACAACCAGCCACGAATATACGACCGACGGAATTTTTTACGCCATTGTCGCTGGCGTTATCGAAGAAATAGAAAGTTTCACTACTAACGGTATTATCGTATGGAACAAATTATAGTAAGACACCCGGACGGGACTACGGCCCTTTTGACCTCACGGGCGCGTAAGTCCGGCGTTACCAAGGCCGAACAGAGTATTACGCTATTGGGAGCCGATACGGTGGCGATAACCGTAAAAAGTGCCACGCCCTTAACCTTCCACTTGGGCGACCAAATAGACGTTTACGGGAAGACCTATACCCTTAACCAGCTTCCGGGAATTAAGAAGACCGGAAACCGGAACTTCGAATATACCCTTACTTTCGAAGGGGTACAGTACGAGTTAATCGACGCGCAATTTTTGTTACCGGACGATACCGTATTAGACAGCTTTACGGGCGATTTGGAAGACTTCTTAGGTATTCTTATCGGGAACCTTACCCGTGTATATCCGGGTAAATGGGTGTTAGGCGTTTTCCCTGCCAATACGGAGTTTAAGACGCTAACCTATACGGAAAAGAATTGTTTGGAAGTGTTGCAAGACCTTTGCGAGCAATACAGCACCGAATTTGAGATTACCCAAGCTAACGGCGTTCGTTCGCTCAATATCAAAATGGCCGGGGTAAACTTCCCCTATACTTTCCGGTACGGACGTACCGGCGGGCTTTACGAATTGACGCGCCAAAACATCAATTCCAAGAATGTAGTTACCCGGCTATACGTCTATGGCGGTAGTAGCAACCTTGGGGATAAATACCGTTATACCCGTCTTTGTCTTCCGGGCAAGGCAAAGAACGCTTCCTACATCGAAGACGCGGCCGCTATTGCGGCTTACGGATTGAAGGAGAATACAAAGATATTCGACGATATTAAACCCGAACGTTACGGCGAAGTAACTGCCGCCGGAAGCGCGTATTATGCCTTTAAGGACGCTACTATGAACTTCGACCTTAACGAAAAGGATAGCGCGGGTAATACAAAGTGGCTTATAGACGGAGTGAACGCAAAGGTAAAGTTCACTACCGGAAACTTGGCCGGATATGAATTTGACGTACACAAGTACGACCACGCGACGAAAGAAATACAGGTAGTACCGTTCACGGACGAAAACGGCATGAAGTTCCCCAGCAAAACAAGTGCGGCGTTTCAGTTCGGCGTAGGCGATAAGTATTTCTTCACGGATATAAATTTGCCGGACGCTTACAAGACCGAGGCGGAAAACAAACTACTTTCGGAAGGGAACAAAGCAATAGCCGGGTATAGCCAGCCGCAAGTACAGTACGGGTTAAGTATCGACGAAAATTTTATACGTCAGTTCGCCGGCGAATTGACCGTAGTAAACCTTTTCGCCGTCGGCGATTATATTCCGGTGGAAGATGAAGACATAGGCGTAAACAAATCGGTACGAATTACGGCTTTTACGCGCGATTTGCTGCGGGAATACAAGTATAATATAACCTTGGGCGACAGCGTAACCAAAACGACGATTACCCGCGTTATCGAAGACTTGCAGAAAATCGACAATGTTATAGAGATAAACGACCTTGCCGACCCGTCGAAGGCCCGCCGCAATTGGAAAGCCAGCCAAGAGGTATTAGCCAACGTGTTCGACCCCGAAGGCCACTATTACAGCGAGAAGATAAAGCCACTTTCGATTGAAACGACCATGTTAGCAACCGGCGCACGTTCCCAGCAGTTCGTATTACAGAACACCCGCTTTGAACCGAACTACGAAGGCAACCCCAATACGGTAAGGGTTGTAGGCGGTACGTTGGTTCACTACACGATAGCGGAAACCGTAAAGAGTTGGCAGCTAAATACGGCCACCTTCTCGAACCTTGTAAGCGGGACGGTGTATTACATATACGCCCGTTGCCAAAAGACCGGTACGGCCGGAAACATCGTTTTCGATACAGTACAGCGAAAGGTAGACAGCGACCCGACATATTACTATTTCTTGGTGGGAAGCCTAAGCAGCGCGATAACGGACACCGACGGAAAGCGGCCGGCGCGTCTTATTGCCCTTACTTATGGCGCGACTACTATTAACGGGCGATTCCTTACTACGGGCCGGATTCAAAGCGGCGACGGGCAAACCTATTTCGATTTAGATACCGGGGAAATTGGTGGGAACATCAAATTTCGTGCGTCCGACGGGACATTAAAGAATGTTTCCGAATTGGAACAAAGTGATATAGAGTATTTGCGCGACGCTTTCAAAGATGCAAGAACGGAAATAGAAGGCGGTGTAGCCCTTTCCGGGTTTATCGGGGTACGTGATACGGGACAAAATGTAGTAGCGGCTATGGCCGGTTACAATCCCACCACAGAATCCGACTACCCGATGATATTTGCGGGAGCGCAACAAGGGGGTATAGAGTATTACGGTTGGACAAGCAACAGTTATACTCACGTTTATACCAAAAGCGCAACGCCGAGTAATGGGGATAATTGTTACAACCGAGCCGGGGAAATTGTAGGAACAGTTACGAATATAGCAGGGGCGCAGATTTTCGCGTTATCCACGACGGGCGAAACCTACCAGCGTAATACCGATATTGATTTTACGGCACAAACGCCCTCTTCAATGGAAGGCAACCGGGCCAAATTCCGTGTATATAAAGATGGGCGGTGTATTTCCAACTACTTCGAAACGAGCGGGTCATATAAAACGATATATACGCTAACCTATTGCCCTCTTTTACAATTTACTACCGTGTTGGAAGTTTCCGAAAATTGCTATATGCGTTTAGTTTCTAACGGACAATTCGGGGTTTTAATGGAAACAAATTCCGAGCATGACGGTTATAACTGTTCATTATATAATTCGTCTTCATACCCTTGTACGGTTGTAAAAGGTACAAAAACTTCTTATACCCAAGTTGGGGTATTATCCCCCGGCGATTTAATGGAGTTCGTTAATATTATGGGGAGTTGGATATTGCGAAACTATACCAAATATTCGACAAAAGCATAAAGTGAGTTTTTAATATTTTACCAACAAACGTATTATTATAATACGCAAGTAGGTATTTTTGTGTAACTTAAAATTCGACGAAATGAGTACAACGAGAGGGGGCGAAACGGTTTCCGCCCAAATCGGAAGAATTGGCCCCATTGAAGGGCTAAGTACGGGTAACTTCAAAATGGAAGATACGCCGTTTAACATTAAGAACGACGGAGAAACCGCCGTAGTTCTTGAAGTAAACCTTTGGGGCATGGAGCCGGGCAAGTTCGTAGCTACGCGCTTCGAAACAGGCTGGAACCCCGAAATAGTCCGCGAGATTAAGCAAACGAGTATTAATGCTACCCTTGTTTGGGGGTACTAAATCTTATATGGCTATGGGTTTATTGATTGGAGTAGGAAACACGAAGCCGACGTTTCCCTACGATTACTACTACGGTATAGAATGGGATTCTAACGTAGCTTCTTCGGCTTGTACCCGGATAGGCCGGCCGGAACTTCACGTTTCGCTGCCTATTCAAAGTAAAATGCGCCGTTGTATCTTGCGCGATAACGGAACGGTGGCTTACTACCTTCATGCGAACGATAGTACCAAGCGCGATACAGGAGCAGCCGCCAAACTTGACGGTACCGACGGGCAGGTAATGGTAGAAATCCCGGCCCACTACCGCAAGTTCGAAGTAGACGGTACTAAATTTCGCTGCCTTCTTTCCGAACACGCATTACCGGGGTTCCACTTGGTACCGCTTGCCTATCGTTCGGCTTACGAAGCGGCCGTAGACCGCACCGTATCGGCTACGCCGAAACTTGCAAGCGTCGTAAATACTTCTACGGCTTTCCGGGGCGGTAACAATAATTCCTCTTGGGACGGAACATATAGAAGCCTTTTAGGTATGCCGGCTACATCTATCAGCCTTACCAACTTTCGGAAGTATGCACGAAACCGGGGGAATGCCGGCAAGAACGGGGCCGGTTGGAATTGCGACGTTTACGAGGTACAAAAAACTTGCTGGTGGCTTTATGCCGTCGAATACGCTAACTTTAATTGCCAACTTGCCTATAACGCGGAACCTACGAGCGAAGGATATAAGCAGGGCGGATTAAGCCAAGGCGTTACCAATATGAGCGATTGGAGCGGCTATAACAGTTATAACCCTATGGTTCCTTGCGGGGTTACTAATTCTTTGGGGAATAAAACCGGTGTAGTAAACTACACTTACAAGAAAAGCGACGACACCGACGGCCAAACCCTTAGCGTACCCAGCTACCGAGGTTTGGAAAATCCTTTCGGGCACGTTTGGAGTTGGACGGACGGCTGTAAGTGCAATATTCAACCGGACGCAAGCGGCGGACTAAGCGAATTTTTCGTATGTACCGACCCGGTTAAGTACCAAGATAGCGACTATACCGACTACGAAAAGCGCGGCGAATTACCCCGAAAGGAAGGCTACGTTAAAATTATGATGATTGGCGAGTACGGCGAGAATATGCCGGTAGAGGTAGGCGCAAGTTCTACTACTTACTTCGCCGATTACTTCTATACCAACCTACCAACCACCGGCGAAAGTCAAAGGGGCGTGCTTTTCGGCGGTGCTGCGACTGACGGCGCGACTGCCGGCTTTTCGTACGCGGCTACGCATAACACGGCTTCGAATACGTCGACGACTGTCGGCTCCC